GCGTTAGTCTCATCTGCGGCATGAACGGGTGGCAAACGAACGGGGTCAGCGTGCTATGCGACGCGTGCAGAGGCGAACCGTCGAAGAAAGGGAAGGTGCGCAAGTGACGAAGCCGAAGCGGTGTTGCGGGACGTGCAAGCACTGGCCGGAAGACGCGAAGCTTGGTGAAAGCAGGAGATGCCGCGTGCTTACCACCTTGTGGAGAACTGCAGTAAACGGCGCCATGTGTGCGGCGTGGAAGTCCAAGCGCACCGCGCGCAAGCCGGCGCCGAAGTGGCGCAGGATCGCCGGAGACAGGCTTGTCTGCACGAATGAAACGTGTTTCAGGCAAGCCACGTGGAGATCCCCGGCGGGTTCTTTTCGCTGCGACGAACACGCAAGAGAGGAAAAGCGCAAGCCGGCGCCGTTCAGGCGGTGGAGGGTTCATGCGCGCGATGGGTACGCCGATGCTATTACGTTCGATGATATCTGCGTGCTTGTGCTTCACCTGGCTGCTGAGGCAAATAGAGCCGAGGACATCGTGCGAGAACTCAACCGCAGGCGCGTCGTGCTGCAGAAGGGGACGAAGTGAAGCGTTACACCGCGATGGTCTGCCTGTTCTTCGGAATCGTCTTTCGCAGATGGGAAGGCGTCATGCTGTGGCCATGGACGGCGTGGGGGATCTGCCGAGCGGCTCACCCGCGATGGGCATACGAGGGCGATGGGCACTGGCATCAAGGGGCTCGCGAATGAAACTGCCAGAGAAATTCCACGAGGGCGCGGTGTTCGAGCGAGCCGACGGCGCTCTCCTGCGCATCGACATGGTGTCCGATGAGCAGGTGTACTTCGTGTCGTGGCGTCCAGGGCACGAATGGGGCTCGATGATCCGCATGACACACGACGAGTTCTTGGCAGCGTGGGCTCACGACTGGACGGAGGATAAGACGTGACGAGGTTTCTAGGCCGCAAGCACGGACGCCTGCGTTTCTCAGAAGGCCAAGGTCCTGAGCATGAATGGTCAGCGCCAGATCCTGTGATCGGCTACGATGAAGAGAGGTTCGGGAAGGACTTTGGCGGGATGTATGAATATCTGGCCGGATGTTGCCCGACAACGGAACTCGCCATCGCTAAGCTGCGAGCGATTCGAGCTGCGAGCAAGCAATGCAACGGGAGGGATACGAATGCGCAAGGCTGACCGCGATGCGCTGCTCGCCCGAATCCGCGCGACCGACTGGGAGGCGAGCAACGAGGGAGTTTGCAAGCTAGTAGCAAGAGAGGTCGACAGGGCGGTGCGACGGGAGCGGGCGCGACCGCTGGTACTCGGCATCTGTTTTGATTGTTGCAGTGAAATGCTGCACGGTGTAGATAATCCATTACTGTGCAAACAGTGCATGCAAAGGCGCGGAGGGTGGTGAATATGTTTGTGTTTCAAGAGATGATTAACGGAAGATGGAAGAATCTTTTGGAGTCTATTGAGTGTGACACTCTGTCGGAGGCGGAAGAAATATTAGCAAATTCGGCGAAGGAGTTTGGATCTCCGATGTTTGATCGAGGAAAAGGAAGGATATTATTTGTGAAACGCGAAGGTGCCGAGTGAAGCGCGCTGACCGCGAGGCGCTGCGGAAGCGGCTGTGCGCGAGGGGCTGGCCAGTGCAGGACTGGGAGCTTGACCACATCGTCCGCGAGATCGACCGCGCCGTCAGCCGGGAGCGGGAGCGCGCGCTCGGGTTCTGCCACGATTGCGGCGGTGAGGTCGCGCGCGGCCCGGTGCTGTGCACGGGATGCTTTCGGCAGCGGCAAGACGAGGGAATGGACACCGACGACATGATGACGATTCAGCAATGGAGAAGAACGTGAAAGGACGGACACGATGAACGAGCGAGGAGAGGTGCGACTGCTGGCCGAAGGTGAACAGCCGAGAGACGGGGAAATTCTGGCACCCGCCAACTACGAAGACCTGAGCATCCGCGCCCGGCGTGAGTACTACCGAACGATCAAGCAGGGCGGCTCTGTCGAGTTCGCCATGGCATGCGCTCAAGCAGAGCAGCGAAGGGAGCAAGCCCGATGACCACCAAGAAGACGAAGCGAGAGAAGACGTCCGCCATGGACGAGCGGCAACAGGCAGAACGCGAGCGACGATGGCGGTGCGAGTCCGCGCTGCTTGTTCTCGTCGCAACCCAGCTCAAGGCGGAAGCTGCTCGCATCCTGGTAGGGAGTCCGCAGCAGGGAGAGGATTCGTTCGTGGCCCAGGCGCGTTCAGCATGGCGGCAGGCCGTCGCCGAGACGGATGCACAGGTCGAGAGATTCCGAAATTTGTCAGTAACGGCGAAGGGGGACAGCAAGTGACCACCGAGAAGACCGAGGGACAGCAGATGAGCGACAAGGAGATTGGACGCGAACTGCGCAAAGCATGGGATGGATCTTGGTTCGGAGACGTCGAAGCCGCGCGGCTTGGGAGCAAGGCCCGCGAGCTGCTCTGTCCGCAAATCGCCGTCGCCGACTACGCGCACATGTCGCCCGCCGCCCCCGACATCGACGGCCAGGCGGGACAGATGGCCGGCGTGTGGTCCAGCAGCGCGAGTACGCAGAATCCACATCCCGGAGAGGCGAATCAGTGGCGCGAGGTGGTCAGGTGGGTGCACGCCAAGCTGCTGCCCGCCGCAAAGCTGGAGGGGCGGCGCGAGGCGCTGGCAGAATTGCTGGAGTTCGCCAAAGGAAAACGCGCCGCCAGGTGGACGTCTGTAGATCAGGTTTTGGCCTGGGCGCCGGTGGAGGATTGGGCGTGCCAGCAGCTCTCCGCCTGCGGCCCCGGCGCGAAGGCGGAAGCGAAGCCTGACGAGCAGCTGATAGCTCCTGCCATGCAGGCAGTCGAGCGCAAGGCCGCGGATGAAGTTCGCCGGCACACCGAGGCGATAAGTGAGCAGCCATCCCCCGCGCTGGCCGTCGAGCCGCTGAGCGAGGCGGAGATCGACAAGGTGTTGGCCGATTGGAGAATTTCGGATAGCTACGGACGCCCGCAACCAAGGAAGCTTGTCGAAATGGTTATCAAACGACAGCGCGAGAAGGTGAAGCCCGCGAAGCTGCCGACGGTGGAGGAGCTGGCGAAGGTAATCGAGCCGCTGTGCTCAGAGGTGTACGGCGTAATCTATCCGGCGCCAGGACGAGTTGGCGAATGGGCCAAGGTCGACGCGGTCAGGTACTCCAGCGCCGTCCTCGCCCACCTCGGCGCGCATCCGACAGCCAGCGAGGACGTCAGCCACACGAGCTGGCATGGAACGGCCAAGCGGCTGCAGGCGGAGGTCGAGCGACTGAAAACCAAGCTAGGCAGCGCAGAGCACGTCGCCAAGGAAGCGAACAAGCTAGCCGTCGACTACCAGGTGGAGATCCGCGACCTCAAGCAGCAGGTCGAGCGCCTGACCCGCGAGCGAGACGAATGGAAGCAGTGGGCGGACAAGAAGCTCGACGAGCAGGCAGGTCGCATACACGACCTTGAATTGACAGTTGAAATGAAGATGGACGAGTCTGACGAGCAGCGAGAGCGCATCGAACAACTCACCGTGCAGCTCGCAGGATGTAGCGTCGTGGCCAACGGAGGGGACTCGAAAGAGCCGGCGAAGCAGGGTGATTACGGGTGGTCGGTGGCCTACCAGGACGTGCTCGACCTGCGCCGAAAGAGCGACGAGCAGGCGGCGGAGATCGCGCGGCTGAAGGCTGAGCGTGACTCGTCCGATTCGGCTCTCGCCGTAGCGCTTGGAACATGCGGAAGCAAGCAGGCAGAGGGGACGGCAGCGCGCGAACTGGCGGAGCTGCGACGGCTGGCGTGGGACCATTTACCGCTGCCTCATAGCAAAAGTTGTTTGACGTGCAACACCATGCGCGCCATCCTTCACCTCGACCAGCCAGCCGACCCGCACGCCGGCCACGACGACGGCCGCGTTGCTATCGGCGAGCAGGTCGAGGTCGAGCCGGACGATGATGCTCCATGGGTACTGGCGAAAGTGGAAGCGTTCAACACGGTTGGGAAACACCGGTTCTTCTTCGTGCGCACCGAAGGAATACCAGATCGCCTTGGGCCGTACTTCTGCGACCATGTGAACCGGAACTGGCGACGATCGGTGAAGTCAAACCAGCACGCCGGCCACGAGCAGGACGAGCGCGGGAACTGCTACACGTGCCTGGACGCGAAGAACGCGGGGAAGGACGGTGCCAAGTGAGCGACGGTAGAGTGGAACGTCGAGAGATCACTATCCCGATAGTGTGCGGAAACGACACGTGCGATGTCTGCAGGTGGTTGAACATCGAGATCACATGGGCCATCGAGTACCGCACCGACGATGACAGCTCGTGGAAACACTACAGCTACCCTTGTGCTCCGACGGAGGCATTCCTAGCGGCTACGACATCACCGGAGCGAGACCAGCAGATGAATCGTTCCATCGTCGAGTGGCGCCTGGTCAAGACGACGCGCGAGGTGGTGCGCACGAAACGAAGGGACAGCGAGGAAGGAGATGCAGGTGGAAGAAACGATCAAACGGGCGGAAGCGGTAGCGGCTAGGCTGGCCAGAACCATCGAGGAACTCCAGCGAATCGTGGACGGGAGCGAATGGCGTGACGTGCCGACAACGCCGATACCGCCGGAGATGCTCGAAGACATCAGGCGGATGTAGCATCGGATGAAGTGGCCAGCGACGGGAAGTGGAGTAGAATAGACGTCGTGACAACCAACTTCGTCGAGCTTTCGCGTGTGCCCGTCGTATCGGCAAACAACGGACGCGCTCTCAAAGTGTATGCGCTAGTTGACCCGCGCGATCTCACCGTCCGCTACGTCGGCGTCACCAACAAGTCGCTGCAATTCAGGCTTGATTGGCATCTTCGCAGGCCAACGAATTCGCGAACGAGAGCATGGTTTTCCGACCTGCGCAGGTGCGGATTGCGTCCCGAGATCGTGAAGCTGCAGAACGTGGTTAGAGACTGGCAGGTCTGCGAAATGCAGTGGATAGCGTGGTTCCGTGCCCGTGGCGATCTTCTCAACATCGATGCCGGTGGAGAACGCGCCGAACTCGGCACAGGGTGGGACGACATCAAGCGAGCCAAAGCGGCGTTATTGGCGTCAACGATTGCTCACGATGCATGGGATGACTTCCCTCCACCGTGTGCGTTAGCTGCTTCGCAATTCAGAGGCAGGAGTAAGCCGAGATCTTCTGCACGCGCACGTGGGAAAATTACACGCACCGTTCCATCTTGGTGTCAAGAGAAATCTGTTGATCCGACGGTGAGGCGAAATGGCAAGATTGTAAGCGTGCCTACTTTGATGCCAAACGGTGACGCGAGTTCCGTAAGCGAGGATACCGAGAACACCGCGAAAGCGCACCTCGGCAAGAAACCGCGTTATTGCTGGTAGTCCCAATACGTAAGCTATCGCTTGTCACATGGCACAGTGTTGACTAGGCGTGGCAGATGGGGGACGGTAGTGGTGTGGCAGAAGACGAATTGCACCCAAGCAGCGACGGGGTTGCTGACACTTCTGGCCGAGGCAACCATCCAGCAACACGTGAGGCTCTCAGGCGCAACGCGTTCAAGCCAGGTGAGACCGGAAACAGGGAAGGCGTCAACGGATGGCGTCGCGCCCAGTCGCTGATCGCTGCTTTTCTGGACGAACCTGCCGAGGCTGGAAAGCCTCAGACGAGATTCCAGAACGTCTTGATGGCCGCGTATCAGACCGCGCTGATTCCCGGCATCAAGGGGGCTGGCGATCGTAAGCTGCTCGTCGAGCAGAAGGCTGGGAAGGCAAAGCAGCAAGTTGAACTAAGCGGGCAGGATGGGGCTCCACTGCGCGTTGTTGCGTACCTTCCAGACAACGGCAGGGGTCCAGACGACCCGGACCCAGACGATGGCGAGCCAAGCGACAGCTCGAAGTGACGACGGAGAGATCGTCGTCGGCCCACAGCCAGGGTTTCAGACTCGATTTCTGTCATCTCCAGCAGACATCACGATAGGAGGTGGCGCCGGCGGTTCTGGCAAGTCGTACGCCGAGCTCCTCGCCCCGGTGAAGTGGGTGCACCTGCCAGACTTCCGCTGCACGTTCTTCCGGCGCTCGATGGAAGAAATTCGCGACCAGGGCGGCTTGTGGGATGAAAGCGTCAAGTTGTACCTGCCCATGGGCGCGAAGCCGCTTGAGCACACGGCCGAGTGGCGATGGCCATCGGGTGCGCGCATCTCGATGGATCACCTGCAGTATGAGAACACGGTCTATCACAAGCAGGGGTCGCAGATAGCGCTGCTCATCTTCGACGAGCTGACGCACTTCTTGGATTCTCAGTTCTGGTACCTGCAATCGCGCAACCGCTCAGGCTGCGGCATCAAGCCCTACACGCTCGCGACGTGCAACCCTGACCCTGACTCGTGGGTGGCGAAGCTGATCGAGTGGTGGATTGACCAAGAGACTGGCTTCCCCATCAAGGAACGAGCCGGGAAGCTGCGCTACTTCACGCGCATCGACGGCGAAATGGTGTGGGGGAGCAGCAGGCGCGAGGTGCTCGCCACCGTTCCGCCTGGAAGCGGGCTGACGGCGATGGACGTGCAGAGTCTGACCTTCATCCCGGGCACCCTCGACGACAACCCGCGTATGGTGGACAAAGATCCGCGCTACCGCGGGAAGCTGCTCGCAATGACTCGCGTCAATCGAGCGCGCCTACTCGAAGGCAACTGGAAGGTGCGCGCTTCGTCGGGCAGCTACTTCAAGAAGAGCGACGTCCACATGCTCGACGTGGCTCCCTCAAACGTCGTGGCGTCAACTCGACGGTGGGACTTGGCTGCCAGCGAGCCGACCGAGACGAACAAGAATCCGGACTGGACATGCGGCGTGAAGCTTGGGCGCTATCCTGATGGGCGATTCGTGGTGCTGCATGCCGAGTTCGCACGGAAGCGATCTGGAGAAGTGCGCGCACTCATCCAGCGGGTTGCCAAGGACGATGGCGAAAGGTGTTCCGTCGGTGTCCCCCAGGACCCAGCCCAGGCCGGCAAGGACCAGGCAGACAGCTACATTCTTGATCTTGCCGGCAGCGACGTCTATGCAGAGCGCGAGACTGGCGACAAGGAAACCCGGGCGGAACCTTGTGCGGCCCAGTGGCAGCACCAGCACATCGACGTCGTTAGGGGGCCATGGAATGACCAGTTCTTCGGTCAGCTTGAGGCGTTCCCAGATCCGAAGGTGCACGACGATGCCGTAGATGCGCTATCAGGAGCCTTCCGACACCTGCTCGAAGAACCCGGCCCCGCCAGCTACTTCCGCAAGAGGTGACCCATGTGGATTCCGCGATTCCTACGACGCAAGCAAGAGACAGTTACCGATGTGCCAGCGCCGACGGTAACGCGCGATGAGTCCGCATCATCCGAGCCATGCTACGGCCCAGGCGGCAAGGTTGCTTTCGACGGCATCGTCAACTGGATGACCGGCCAGGGCGGCGCGAACGATCCGACGACGGCCACGGAGTGGATGGTTGCGCTCACCGAGAACTGGCAATCGCTGATGAACGTTCACCGGTCGAGCTGGCTGGCGAAAAAGATCATCGACAAGAAGCCGCACGACATGTTGAGAGCGGGTTGGGACCCGATTTGGGAGGGGATGGGCGAGAAGAAAGGCGACGAGCAGACCCAGGCCGACCAGCTACGGCAGAGCGCCTTGCGGTTCAAGGTCGACGAGAAGATCTTGGAGGCGCTCAAGTGGTCGCGGCTCTTTGGCGGTAGCGTCATCGTGATCGGCATCAAGGGGCAGCTGCTCACCGACCCGTTGCCGATCAAGGACGGAGCGATCGACTACTCTGGCATCAAGAAAGGCGGGCTTGCGTTCCTGCGCGTCTACGACCGTTGGCGGGCTGCTCACGACGGCGTGATGGATGAGCAGCTGATGGCCCCAGACGGGAGCGAAAACCCGAACTGCGGCAGCCCAGAATTTCACATCCTGTCCAGCGACGGCGGGCTGATGGGCCAACGTGTGCACTGGTCGCGCTGCGTGCGCTTCGACGGCGCGAAGATTCCGTGGTGGACCTGGCGCGCGAATGGCGGCTGGCACGACAGTATCCTGCAGGTGCTCGTGGACTCACTCAAGCAGTACGAATCGATGACCGGGGCGATCTCGGCGCTCATTCCGAAGGCTCGGCAAGACGTCGTGATGGCCAAGGGAGCGGCGCGGGAGCTAGCCGACTCGGAAGGCGCGGCAGCGATGGGCGCACGGTACGCCGCATCTGCGCGCCTCGCCTCGATGTACAACCTCTGGGTATTCGACAAGGACACCGAGGAGCACAAGCAGCTGACTTTTTCGTTCGCCGGCCTGGACAAGATTTGGGAGAAGGCCATGAAGGAAGTCGCCGGCTCGACGGGCTACCCCGTCTCGGTGCTGTTCGGCGATGAGCCGTCCGGCCTGAACGCCACCGGAGACGCGAGCCAACGCAACTACTACGATGACATCTCGGCGGCGCGTGAGACGGAGCTCAAGCCGAACCACCTTGCCCTGCTTGAATGCGTCGCCCGCCACGAGTTCGGCTACTTGCCGCCTGGGTTCACGATCCAGTATCGCCCGCTCTGGCAGGCGTCGGACGTGGAGAAGAGCACGATCAACCTGAACCGGGCCAATGCCGACCACATTCGGCTGCAGGATGGCATCGTGTCACCCGCTACCGTCGCGCGCGAGAACAAGGAACTCAACGTCTACACGACGGTCACACAGGAAGAGGTGGACCAGGTTGCCGAGCTGGCCGAGGCCGCGCAGGAGCAGGAAGACGCGAATGCAGAGGCCATGGCCGCGCAGGGCGGGCAATTCGGCAAGCCGGCTAAGGCGATCCAACCTATCGAGGAAGAGATCGCACCAGCCGCCAAGGGTTCCGCGTAGTACAAGCAGCAGTACGAAACCTGCTCGGTGCAGGTGACATGTGTAGGGAGGTTTTCGATGGGAATCGCTGGTGTACCTGTACGCAATGCGTGGACCCCGAGAGTAGGGGAGTTCTACAGCGCTGCCCGCTCCTATGCTTTCGGCATCGTCGTAAAGGACGTGTGGCACGGGTTGATGTCCCCGTCGGCAGACGACATCCTGCCCGGGACGCTGGTAGGATGGACGTTCAACCCAGGTAGGATCTGCGCAAACGTGGCCAGCGAGGCAAACGGAGCACCACGTCTGCGGGTGAACTGCTCCACCGCTCACCTACTCATCGATGGCGATCTTGTGATGCTCGTGAACATGAACAGCGCGTTGCATGACAAGCCGACTCGGGTCACTCGGATCAGCGAGACGGATTTCTTCTGCGACGACATCCCGTACGCGGCGGGCGCGGGGGCATCGTCTGGGCTGGTGAAGGTACCTGCTCACCTTCGAGCTGGCGAGGGCTCAGACGGAATCTATGAGGCGCAGTTCCGAATTTGCGCCACCGCATCGGCATCGGCGAAGCTGTTCCAGTTCGTGATCAGCGTCGAGACGACAGAGGCCATAAACACACTGTCATCCATCGAGATCGCAGGGGCAACCGCAGCGCCCATCGCGAACGGGCCGATCACGGTAACCGCAGGAGATCGCGTCTGGGCTAAGGTCGCGAACAAGACGAACAAAACCGACATCACCGTGCTCGACTGCAACTTCCGCCTGCACAAGATCGCAAACGTCTAGACGAGCGAAATCCCCAGGGTTCTGCGCCTTAGGTGACTCTCGCGAATCACACCGGGCTAAGCCGGTCCTGGGATGGCGCCCGCGTGATGGAGCCAAGGAAGGGAGGAACACATGCGATCGAGCTTGTTAGCGGGGTCACAAGTTGGAACACCTGAAATCGTATCACCCGATGGCCGTCTTGGCTAGCTGATTCTCGATGTCACCTGTGACGTGCGTGTAGCGCTGCCACTTGCTCTCCCAGGCACGATCGAAGGGCAAGGCGAGGACGCTGCACAACCATTCCAGCGTGAAGCCTGGGCGCTCTAGGAAGCGTTCGTATGTGGTGCCTGGCACGTCCATCCAAGAGAATTCGACCAGCCCGCGGGCGAAGGCAAGCGCGCCGCATGGCTCGCCGAACTTCTCTAGGCTAGCAAGCTGGGCGAGTCGGTCTTCGCGCTCGACCTTGGCGCGCAGCAATGAGAAGCGTGCGTCTAGCGCGTCAACGATTGTGGAACGCATGGCCGGAGTCTGGTTGTGGCTGCTCGGCACGAAGTCGACGTGGTCCCACGAGCGCAGGACAAGCGTCATCCCGCGCGAGCGGAATGCTTCCTCAAGAGCAGCGATCGTGTCGACGAAAGGCAGACCAGCTGGCACCTCGACGCCGTACCAGTCGCGCGCCTGCGTGCTGGCATCGTTCCATGGGCCGCCTAGCGTCGGGTGGACCTCCGACAGCAACGCCACGCCATCCATGCAGGCGAGGCACCTAGAGATGATGGTGCCGCCCGTGCGGGCTAGGTTGTGCAGGATGCGGAGTGTTTGCACCTACCGCTTCCTCGCCAGCGCATTGCGCAGTCCTGGCGTTGCCTTGGGTGGCTGGACGGTCTTCGCGAGCTTCTTCCAGTTCTTAGGCAAGAGCGTCTGCGCGCATTCCCAGGCACTCTCATCCTTCACGCTGGACACCCACGCGTAGTCACGCGCGAGCGTCTTGAACACAGACATGCTCAAGTCGTGGGCCCCGTACAGGTTGCAGACACCAGGAGATCGTCCAGCCTCGCCAAGCAGGACCTGACCATGGAAGCAGTCCCATGCCTGGTTGCCAGGGCACCGGTGGAGGCTTGGGTAGTCTGGCCACGCGCTCATGTGCATGCAGAGCGAGCCGTTGATGTGCGGTGGGTAGTCTCGGCTTCCCTCCATGCGATAGCCGGTGATCCTGCTGCCGGAGTCCAGGTTTTTCTGGTGCAGCGACTTGAACCAGTCGATCCAATCGAAGCGCGTCGGCACGCCGTCTGCCTCGACGAAAAGCACGTTTTCTAGCGGCCATCCCTTCTCGGAATAGAGCTCGTAGCAACGCTCCGCCGTGCCAGCCCAAAGGCCGAAGCAGCCGGCCGGGTGGCCCTCGGCGATGCGCCCGCTGCGCAGGTGCGTGGTAGCGAACTTGCGCCCGCAGTAGAAAGCAGCGTCGCGCACGTCCTGGTCGGTCTCTGGGATGTCGAATCGGCTGGCCAGGATGAGCAGCACATCTCCTCGGTGATGCGGCTCAAGGTCGGCGAGGAATCTAGCCAGCCTGAGCGCTTCCGCCTTGTCGCCCTTCCAGAACTGGATCGCAATGCCGAGCTTCATCGGGTGGTGTTCGAGCACCATGCGCCTGCGAGCATCCTCGATCGCCATGTTGGCCGCTACCGTCACGCCCATGGGGTGGTTTTCGATCATGTGCTTGTGCCGACGTCCTTTGCTCAGGACGGGCGGGAGTGGGATTGGTTTGAGTGGGCGTGGCTTGGTCATTTGTCACCGAGACGTTGGACGGAAAGCAAGCATGCAGCGATGAGGGCAGAGATACCAGTGATCCAACAGAAAAACGCAACGCCAGTCGGGCTAAAGAATGCAACCGTGACGTACCATGCCCAAAGCGATAGCATGGCACCGAATCGGAGTTGGGTCACAGTCCCATCCTTCCCAGTTCCTCAATCACGGCAGTCGTGAACCCGCCCCAGCTCCAGAACTGCTTGATCACCGAAGGCGGCATGCCCGGGCCCGTCGGCACGATCCAAAAGCGCTCTGGGCACCGCATGACGGCGTAGTTCCCAAGGGCGTCGAACTCGATGATCGGGTGATGCCCAGGACGTAGCACCCACGCATCGATCATCCTGACGAGGCGCTCGACTCCACCGACGTGCGCCATCACCTCGGCGATGAAATCGCTCGGGTAGGAGAACGGGAACCCGCGCATCGTCTCGAACGGCGACACGAAGCCGAGCATCGTCTCAACGGCGCTTTTCCAGCAGATGGCCGATCCGACTTCATCCCATGGCGTGGTGAGGAGCGGCGCCTTCCACGTCTGGAAGTCCACCGGACAGATGAAGACGCAATCGCTGTCCAGGTACACGACCTCGTCCGCATCCGTGTACTCGGCAGCGCGCATCTTCGTGATCATCTGGCCGTAGTAGTCGTTCGAGTACGTCCTATCCTCGGCGACGATGACGTGCGGGAACGGTGGCGGCTCAGGCGCGTACTGCCCGGGCGGGTGCACGATGACGATTCGGCGGAACCCGGTCACGCCGTGCTTGAGCATCGAGCGCCATAGGTAGCGCAGCCACGCGTAGTCCTTGATGTACGTGCGGACGAAGATGTCGACGGTTTTGGCCATGGTTACCCAGCGAGAATGGTCAGCAGCGCAATCCCGGCGAGCACGCCAAGCGCCATACCTGCAAGCAGGCCAATCAGTTTCTCGGTTCGTTCGGAATTGTACACGATCACGTCATTTCCTTTCACACTCTACCAGTAGTTCGCAGACACGCGAATCTCGAAGGTGCACTTGTGTCGCTCGCAGATGCCACGGCACCATGCTTCGAGCGCCTCTTTCTTGGCCGACAGCTCATCCCAGCTAAGAGACTCGCCATAGCCGTAGGTAACCAGGTCGTGGAAGACTAGGCATCCTTCCTTTGCGCCAATCTGCCAGCCTTCGTCATAGTCTTCTTCCATGACGAGTGGAACGACGGCAAGCAGCACCTTGTCTCCGAGAGACACCCGTCGCTTCCCGGTGATGACGTCGATCTCGTCTCCTTCACCGCATCCAGCCTCGTCGAGGATTGACCGCATCGTCTTGCGAGCAGTCCCGTCAACGGTTACGACAGCGTACAGGATCACATTCGGGTGTGTGCTCATTCGTTCCTTTCAGAGTTTCCACGGAGTAGCCAAGAAGTCGCAGCACGCAACGTCGTTGTTCGGGCGCCACGTTTCGCCGGTGTAGAAGTCCACCATGTGGTAGCCGAAGCCTACCATCAACCCGTGCAGTTCCTGCAGGCTCGAACCTGCGCGCTCAAGCGCGGCGCGGTTGGCCTCGCACAGGATGACGGGCCGGTGGGCGCGGATGGTTTCCGCGGCGCCGAGCAAGGCGCGAACCTCCCATCCCTCGATGTCCAGCTTGATGAATGTGGGCGGTGGTATTTCCGGCTTCCACTTGAGCAAGTCGTCGATGCGAAGCGTGTAGACTGGCTCTCCTGGTATCCAGCGATCGCACATAACAATGCTGCGCGAAGCCTTGTTCTCTTCCTCGCGCTTCTCCGGCATGCTCGGATAGTTCTTGTACTCATCGGCCATTGTTGGCTCATCGTTGCCGACTGGCCTACGGACGATGAACACCTGAGAATTTCCTCGTTCGATGTATGGTGCCATGTTGTGGTCGAGACACTCGCATGCGTCGCCGTACGCCTCGAACGCCACCACGGCATTTGCCCGCGCCGCATACCAGGCCGTGCAGTCGCCAACGTAGGCGCCGAGATCGTACACCACTGACTCGCGGTTGATGAGCCCGAGCTGCTCCATGCGCGGCCACATGTTGGCGTCCTGGTCGAGCCTGCCGTGCTCGGCAATCCACTTGCAGATGTGGGTGTCGCCTTCGAGGACGGCGATATCGTGCTGTCCTTCGAGGCCGGGAAGAGTGCCGCGAATGAACTTCATCGTCTTCTCCTCCACTGCTTGAAATCTGCCCATGCAGCACCAAAGAAGCCGCGTAGGAACAAAAGCACAACTTGGGCAACGCATGCAGTTACGAATCCGGTTGTGAAACTGTCCCACTTCATGTCGTCTCCTCAAGGCGCGCGATGAGGACTGGCGTTTCCTCATCAAACAGAGTTCTTGCATCCTTCAAGGCGCGGAAGAAATCATTTGCTTTTTCATTGTCCCATGCGACTACCAACTTCTCCAAGTAACCAAACACCTTTGGCGCGTTCAGTATCTGGTTGCGCGCATCATCGCTCCCGAATTCCAGCACAGCCCGTCCGCCCTCAAGCGGCCTCGCCTGCACGACGATGTCGCCGTTGCCGTCAAGGATTGCCTCGGTTCGCTCGCCGCCGAATACCTTCCACGGGCCTGGATGCTTTGTCGCCATGTCTACAGCACCTCGACGGTCACGCGCAGCCGCTGACCCGCGCCGGCCTTGAGCCCTAGCGCTCGCAGTCCCTCGCAGAATTCGCGGCAGAATCTCAACTCTAAAGACTCGTGCGAACCATGTTGGCAATTGTCCATCGCTGCCACGCTCCACCCGAATCCGTGTGGATCTTTCCTGATCGCCTGACCGTCAAGGTCGTCGAGCTTGCCCTCGAAGCAGATATTCTTTCTATGGCAGTTTGTCAGCATGGTTACTCATCCTCCTTTGACTGTTTCATGTGATGATTCCGTCCTTCCTGAGTTGAGCCTGAATCTCTGGATCTTTCGGATCGCGCTTCATCCAGTAGTGGCGTACCACCGGGCGCGGTATCTTGTCGCGCAGCTTCTGGGTGGCTCCGCTGTACGCTTGCATCTTGCCAGGGAAGAACTTGAGTGCCACGGTCCCCAGGATGTCGTGCTGGTTGATCGAGCCGTGCACCCTTGAATACTCGCGCAGTGGATGCTCTCCACCAACTTGATCCCACGCCTTCTCAACCACGCACCTAGGGTACACGAACGGAGGCCACAGCGTGGTGTGCACCTTCGCCTTCAGCCCGGTGAGCAGCTCTGTGCGCTCCCGCCAGATGGTAGCGCCAGGGTCGCCGAGCCCGCTCTTCTCAGGCCCGAGTTTGTCCCAGGGCAGGTACACCAACGGAGGCTTGCGCGTCGGCCACGCCGACATGTACCGGATGAATGGCGTGTCAGCCTCGGCGAACCAGATTACGTCGGCATCCGTGCGCTCGTGAGCGCGTAGGCACTCGATGGCCTGGCCGGCGTACCCGGCAACGTCGGTTCCGCGGTAGTTGCGGCATCGCTCGATGCGGACGTAGCCCGGCAACTTCTTGGGCGGAGGGTCCTGTTCCTCGATGACGAGCACCAGTTCGCGGAAGAACACGCGCGCGTACTTGTCGACTGATCGCAGGTAGTACGTCAGCCATGGGTAGTCGCGTGGGAAGCACAACATGTAGAGATCGACGGCCATTGCTACGGGTTCCCCGCCAAGCCTCTCCGAATCATCAGCACGCTACCGTCGCGCAATCCGAGCCCGCCGATCGCGCGCAGGAGAACATGATAGCTGACACGTATCCTGCGCGCCGTTTTGGCGTAGCCGCTCTGGGCGACGAGCGCCTTGATTGCTTCGTGCTCTTCGGTGGTCAGTGGAGGGACATGCTGCGTTTCGTCCATGCGACGAAAGTGGCACGACTTTATCGCAATGTCAATACCTTATATCTCATGTCCTAATGCAGTGTATTGCCGTGGCAACCTGTACGTGTCCATTATCTGTGCGTGGCGCTACATATCGCCCTCTTGGCATCTGCAAACCGCGGTCATCGAAAACGCCACGGGAATGCACGCCAGCAGAGGCGACTTCGGCCGGTAGTCCCGAACGCTCGGGCAGAGCTCGGGTACAAGGCTGCGCTTCTCTCGCTCGTGCGTCACTGCCGGCGGCTGGTCGATGCCGCCATGGCCGACGTCAAGGTTCATTGGCGGGCGCCGACGTCCGATGGTTTCATTACCGACTCGGCCCCGCCTGATATCTTCGCGCACCTGCGCGCGGCTGCTCGCAAGCTTGGCAACCTAGATGTCTGGGCCAAGAAGATGGCCGGCATCGCAGCAGAGGCCAACCGGGACAGCGTGGACGCACGTCTGGCGCGAGTCATCCGCGAGGCGGTGGGCGTCGATGTCTCGCGCGTCCTACACGCCAACGGGCCCCTGCTGCATTCCATGCGCGAGGCTATCCAGGCCAACGTTGCGCTGATCAAGTCTATCACTGAGCAGTACTTCGGCCGCGTGATCGAGACGGTGTCAAACAGCTGGACGGAGGGCGTGCGCTGGGAGTCGCTCGTCGAGCAGATTCAGCATGACGGGGACGTCACCGAAAGCCGCGCGAAGCTCATCGCCCGCGATCAGACGGCGAAGATGAACTCGGCGTTCAACCAGGAGCGCCAGCAGCAGGTTGGCATCGAGAAGTACGAATGGAGCACGAGCCAGGATGAGCGCGTGCGGGAGAGCCACGCGGCGGTTGATGGGAAAGAGTTCCGTTGGGATGACCCGCCAATCATCGACGATGAGCCGGTGAACCCAGGCGAGGCAATCAACTGCCGGTGCGTTGCCATCCCAGTCATCGACATGGAAGCGCTCGAACTGGAAGCCGTGCAAGCCGAGCAGCAAGCAGACAAGGAGAATGCCGCATGAAAAACGAACTCTACCGACGGCTTGCCGCCGACGGAAACGCGAACGCGAAGAACCTCTTGGGCGCCTTCCCGGTGCACGCCATCGACCAGGAAGATTCCGAGGAGGAAGAGCTGGAAGACCTCGAAGAGCTGGGCACGATGGTTGCCGTCCTCACCGCCAAGGCCCAGGCGCACGCGCTCACGCGCAATCACGCCCTCGCGGCAGACGCGCACATGCAGCGCGGGCAGATGCTCGAAGGCGCTGGCCGTCACCAGGAAGCCATGGACGCCTACAAGAGCGGCGCGATGTCGTTGTACCAGCACATGAACGACGGCGGTGGCTGCGCTGGCATGCCGCTCCCGCAGATTCAAGCCATCCACGCGCGGATGAACGCCGAGGGGAAGTAACCCATGGACGTCTCATTCTACAAGCGACTAGCAAGGGACGGGGTGCCGCGTGCTGGGCATCTCGCGAAAGCGCTGGACTGGAATCCAGATCAGCCGAGAGACCCAGACGGGAAGTTTGGGAGCGGTGGAGGTGGGGCAGGGAGTAGCGGAGGCGGCTCTGGAAGTTCGAGTGGGTGGGGAAAACTTCCAGAAGCAGGGAAGGAATTCGCTCACGAACTGTCGCAAAGGGCGGAAAGTCTGGAGAAATCGAACGCAGAACCGGATCGGATTTATCACGCGCACATGGAGGCAGCTGCTAGCCACAGAAACGTATCCGCGTTCACTCAGTTGTCACCTGCTCAAAGATCAGAATCCGCAGAACTTGCAAGCAAACATGAGGGCGCGGCAAAGCAACTGGTGAAGCAGGGGAAGGTGTCTAGGTATGCGCAAGCCTGGCATGACCCGAAGATAGCGGCAGAGCACAACGCCGAAATCATGGGGAAGAAATGAGTCAACGTTGTGTCGTTCACGATCTGCTCGCCGTCACGAAGCGCGAGATCACCAACCAAGGGTATCTTCGCGCTCCGGCGGTCATCGGACGCACCGGCGTGCAGACGTACACACGCGGTGAGCTTGGCTTGGACGGAGATCCGAAGGCAATCGTCCGCCTCATGCGCACGGCCGACGAGGTGTTCCGTCCTGAGACGGTGGCAAGCTTCGAGAATGTCCCGGTTACCGACGGCCACCCGACCGAAGGCGTGACGGCGCGCAACTGGGCGCTCGTGGCCAAGGGCGAAGTGCGTGACATCGGCAAGCAAGACGGTGAGCTGCTCGGTGGCCACACGATCATCAAAGACGGCCGCATGGTCGAGAAGGTGGTCAAGGGCAAGGGCGCGCTGTCCTGCGGCTACAGCTTCTCCCTCGACTTGACTCCCGGCGAGGGATTCGACGGCTACCAACGAGACATTTTGGGCGACCACGTCGCAATCGTGGACGTTCCCAGGGGCGGCCCTGTTTGCCGCATTGGAGATGAACAGGAGAACCACATGAGCACAAGGAAACTCGCAGTGGACGGCCTGCCCCGGTACGAGCTCGAAGAGACCGCGGCAGACGTCATCGAAAACCACATCACCCGCTTGGCGGCGGACCGCGACCAGGTGGTCAAGGACTTCGACGAGGAAGTGGACAAGGCCAAGGCGCGGCTCGCGGCCAAGGACGCCGAGTTGACCACCGTCAAAGCGGCAATCGCTGCCAAGGACGCTCAGATCGCCGACCTGACGACGAAGATCGCCAAGGTGACAGCCGTCGACGTTGACGCCCTCGTGGCCGAGCGGCAGCAGGTGCTGGACGGCGCGAAGAAGCTGGCGCCCTCGATCGAGCTGAAGGGCAGCTCTGCCGACATCCGCAAGGCTGCGATCGTTGCGGCTTGTGGCGACGAGTTGAACAAGGTCGTTTGCGCTGGCATCTTCGGCGCCGACGGCATCGAGAAGGCAAGCGACGCGCAGATCATCGGCGCCTTCACTACTCTGCTTGCTCTCCCGCGGCAGCGCGAACTCGCGGCCCAAGATGCGGCGGTTGCCCGCACCCTGACCGGCAATGATAGCGCCCTCGGTGGCGACGGTGAAGTTTTCGGCGACGACGTCGCCAGCGACGCCCAGGCGGACGCGTAACACAGGAAAAGGAAAAACATCATGAGTATTCTTGACACCACTGGCGGCTACGAACTCGATGCAGGTCTGCCCGGTACGCGCCACGGGGATGGGGCTTTCGCCCTCACGACCTTCGTCAATGCTGGCACTGCTGGGACCGTGAACGCGGCCGGCGGCGTCGATGGCCTCGGCACCGTTGACTTCGGCGTTGCCGTCGCTGACGGCTCCGTTGAGCAAACGATCGTCCCCTTCTCGGCGACGAACGGCTCGCAGACCATCCGCGGCATCACCTCGCGCTTGCCCCAGATGAGCGCCACCCTGCCGACGAACGTGATCGGCTACAAGTCCGGCGAGGAGCTGGGCATCTACGTGCTCGGCGAGGTCAACGTGGTTGCGGCCGAAGATGTGCGCAAGGATGACGCTGTCTTGGCGCTCTCGACTCCGTACGCGTGGGCGCACGGGACCACGAACCTGGGCGGCACCAAGGGCGGAATTGCCAACGGCACGACCCGTATCCTGATGACCGGCCACAAGTGGAAGTTTGCCTGCCTGCAAGGTGCAGTAGGCGTTGTTCAAATCATTGGGCAGCAGCCCACCGCAACGCTGACTTCCTAGTCGGCAACACGGAAAAAGGAGAAACATCATGTTGCTCAAGAGGAAGACAGTCACCGATGCCAAGACCGGACAGGTGGAGGATGCCGTCGTCATCCGCGTTTGCGGTTCCGATGGCCACCCCAAGAACGTGACCCTGACCGGAAGCAAGGCAACTCGCTACAACCAGATCGACGCGGCTCTGAAGGCCTACGGCGGTCTGTTCCCCCAGCCGCGCAAGGGCGCATTCGACAGCACCGACCCGCTCGCGTGGAACGTCAGCCAGCTGGCGTACACGGAAGCCAACATGCTGAAGAAGCACCGTAACCCGGTCATCTACGAAAAGGTGATGCCGCTGTCATTCGAGGCTCCACCGTGGGCGACCACCGTCGAGACCCAGGTCTACGACGATGTTGGTGTTGCTGACATCGCTGCCCCCGATTCGACCGACATGCCGTTCGCGGATGCGCGATTCGACCGTGTCGTGATCGAAGTCAAGGGCGGGAAGATCGGCTACCACTACGACATCCAAGAGCTGATCGAGAGCGCACAGCTCAAGCGTCCTCTCTCGGAAATGCGTATGGCCGCCGCGCTGAACGCGTACAAGCGTCACCTGAACATGGTGGCTCTCAAGGGAGACACCCGCACCGGTCAGAAAGGCCTATGGAATCAGGCTGGCGTGACTCCCGTAGCGGCTACTACTGGCGCGTGGAACTACGACGGCACCAGCGTGCTCGGTATCATCGACGACATCACCAAGCCGATCGCAGCGGTGTACGAAAACACCGGAACCAACGACTTCGTGACTGACATCGCGATGCCGTTGAAGCTCCTCAGCTACCTGTCGAGCCGCATGGTCACTGTCACCACGGGTGGCGTGACGATCGCAACGCCGATGACGGTTCTGGAGTACGTCAAGGCAAACAACGTCAGCAAGCTGGTCGGTGGAATCGACATTCAGTTCCACGGCATCCCCGACGATCTGACGACTGCCGGCGCCGTGAACACGGCCGCGGGAAGCTCGCTCAGCTACGCCGGTGTTCTCACGCACGCAGGGACCAACGTGGGAACGACCAGTTCGCGCGTGGTGTTCTACTCGAAGAATCCTGAGCGGCTCGTGATGCACATCCCGCTGCCTCTGACGTTCCTCGCTCCCCAGCCGCGCAACACCGACATTGTGGTGCCTGGCCGGTACCGCTACACCGCTCCGAAGCTGCTCTTCGCCAAGTCGATGTACTACCTCGACAACTGCGCCTACGGGGACCCAGCCTCCTAGGACATCACGTGACCCCTACCGAGTTCAAAGCGTTTTGGCCCGACGGCGACTTCGATGCGCTTGACGGCAGCTATATCCAGAAGTTCTTGGATGCTGCTGTCACTCACTTCGATGTCGTCCGTTGGGGGACTCGGTACCTTGAAGGGCTGGCCTGCTTCGTCGCGCACAAGATCGTCATCAGCAAGGCGAGGCAGGCCAAGGGGCTGCAGGTTGATACCGGAAACGTCAGCGAGAAGCACGTGGGCCCCGTCGGGATGGGATTCGACGGGCAGATTCTCAACAAGCAGGCCGAGGACCCGTACTTGCTCACGAGCTACGGGCGAGAGTACGCGGCCCTGCGCGACCGCATTGGTTTGGGCGGAGCGGTTGGCGTATGAAGAAGAAGACGCGCAAAGAACGACGGCTCGAAGCATCGGAAACGCTACCCTGCGCTACCCCTCCTCCGGTGATTCAAGCTGCGCCAGCCGCTCCGCCTTGTTCGCAGTTCATCGGCTCTGCGCGCGTGTCGAATGGAATCGTGCAGATTGGTTCGGCGGTGATCGGATGAAGCCAACAGTCATCGGCGGAGACTTCCCCGGGCTGAAGGCACTGCGTGAGCGAATGCAGGACGCCAACCGAGCCGTCATGGTGGGGGTTCCTGCTGGCAAGACTGAGCCTGACGGGACGTCGCTGGCGATGATCGCGGCCGTCCACGAGTTCGGCTCGCCCGAGAACAACATCCCCGAGCGTTCGTTCATCCGGGCTGGCATTCGGCGAGGCATGCCGAAGTTCGAGCGGTTGAATGCCGCCAACTTGAGGCTCGTCGTGCTCGGGCAGAAAACAGTCGAGCAGGCGATTGAGCAGCTTGGCGTGGTAGCGGCTGGCGAAGTCAAGCGGGAGTTCACCGTCGGAACCTTCGAGCCGCTGAAGCCCGCGACGATCGCGCGCAAGGGAAGCTCTAAGCCGCTGCTGGATAGCGGAAACCTCAGACAGGCCGTGACGTACGTCATCGAGCCTGCCGGCGGGAAGGTGGCCTGATGCGAATCGACGTCACCGACCTGATGAGTGACTACGACTTGGGCGGCACCACGTTCACCCGCAAGCGCCCAGCCGTCACGCTAGCCAACGCTGGCCTTGCGACGCCGACCTATACCGATCTGGTGATGACTGGCATCGTACAGCCGGCGGCAACGGCAGATGCGAACCTGCTCCCAGAGGGAACGCGCCTTGCCGACGTGCAGGCGTTCTTCACGGCCGGCGAGATCAGCGTTGGCACGACCTCGACCTTGCCCGATCTGCTCGTCGACTCAGCTGGCGCTCATTACCGCGTGCTGCACGTCCAGGCGTTCGGCCTGCACGGCATGACGAAGGCGCTGGCCCAGAGAATTCACAACAGGGTGGGAACGTAATGGCATACCTTCCCCCGTCCTTCGGTGATGCCTGCTCGTACCTCGTGCGGGTGCTCGTCGGCACGGCCTACAGCATGGCGGCCAACAGCGTGCGGCCGGCTGGGCAGGCGTATCCTACGGGCGACGAGATGAGCGAGTTTGCGACGGTCAAGATCATCGCTGGGCCGACGTCGGACTTCGGTGCATGGTCGGTAACCTACGAGGACGATCCGACGGTGAACAGCACGAAGGTGCTGGAAGACGTCGAGAACGTCTACAAGTTCACGGCGTCGATCCAGTTCTTTCGGCACGCATCGCCGGCCAAGGATGCTGCTGGGCATGCCAAGTTTGGGCTCTCCGCCGTCGACAAGGCGGCGCGCCTCGACACCGTGCTTGCGTCCAGCGCCATGATGGAGTTGATGGAGCGCATGGGGCTTGGCCTGGAGGATTCCGCCGCTCCCCGCGACGTCGGCGCGCTCGTCGACAGCGCCGTATGGGAAGACCGTGGCGGAGTCGACATGACTTTCGTGATTGTGAACCGCGAGCAGTTCCTGCTCGAATCGTTCGGATCTCTGGCTGCCGAGGTTCGAGCTGCGCAACCCGGGCAGACGACACCAGACATTTTCCCAATTGAGGTGACACAATGAGTACTCTCTCACTCAACAACATCGCTCCGATCACTCTGGTGCTCACGGCAACCCCGCAAGCAGCGCCGAATTTCAGCATCGGGCTGGTTCTCACCCATGAGACGGCGATCCCCGGCAACGGGCGCGTCCAAGAGTTCACGAACTACACCGACCTGGCAGCGGAGTACACGACGGACACCGTCCTCAAGGCGTTCGCGGCGATGTACTTCGGCCAGAACGACTTCACCCCGGCATCGCTCAAGGTCGGCGTGAAGGCGGACACCGAGACCTACGCCGAGGCCATCGCGGCCTGCGTGGATGAAGACCCCGCGTTCTACGGCGTGGCCACCGTCTCCGACGTGTCGGCGGCGAATCAGCAGATCATCAACGGCTGGTGCCAGTCGGTTGGCCGTCGCTTCTTCTTCTGCACCCAGGAAGCAGACTGCCTGTCCCCGGCGGGAACCCCGACGAACATGCTGTATGAGGCGAGCGCCGTCAACTACGCGCGCAGCTTCGGCCTGTACAGCGACGCTGCCAGCGACTCCGGCGCCAACATCCACGCCGCTGCTATGGCGTTCTACCTGACGACTCAGTACGACCAGCCGAACTCTCTCAAGACGGCGCTGATGGCCAACTTCACCGGGATCGGCTCATCGACGCTCACGCAGACGCAGTTTGACCGCATCTGCGGCAAGACCGATGGCAGCACGGTTGGGTGGAACGGCAACGTCTACACGACATTTGGCACCACCGAGATGCTCCAGCGTGGACTTGCCTCGGATGGCCGCTTCCAAGACGAGGGCATGGCGCTTGACTGGCTCGTCGCCAACATGCAGGTGGACTACCTCAACTGCATCCGCTCGCAGCGCATTCCCGCCACGGATAAGGGCAGCCAGATCTTGGTGAACGCAGCCAAGTCGACGCTCAACAAGGCAGTGCGCAACGGGCTCATCGCCCCTGGCTACTGGAATTTCCCAGGCTTTGGGACGCTTGTGATGGGCGATTGGGTGGACAAGGGCTGGTACTCCTACGCTCAGCCCGTCTCGACCATGACGGTTGCCGACCGAGCCGCCCGCAAAGCCCCCGCCATCACCACGGCAATCGTCGGCGCAGGTGCTCTCCAGTACCTGGCCCCGACTATCATCTTCCAGCGCTAACCGAGAAGGAGAAAGCACCCATGAAATTCTATGACTGGCGCAAGAGTCTGACGACGGTCAACAACGTTCCGCTGACGAACTTCGCACCGGGTGACGATGCCTTCAAGGTGTCGCGCCGAGTGGACAATGCGAGCGACGAGGTTGGCGTTGACGGCCACATGGCCATCAGCCTGAGCGCTGACAAGTCCGTCGAGGTGACGATCAAGCTGCAGCAGACCAGCCCGAGCAACGGCTACCTGAACAAGATCACCTCGGCTGAGGACTTCTTGGAGAGCTTCGTCCCGGTGACCGTCGAGCAGGCGGATACCTACCGGCTTGACTCGGTGGGCACGACCGTCGGCTACGTCAAGAAGCATCCGGACTATGTCCGCGGCGCCAAGGCGGGCGTGGTCGAGTGGGTCTTCGTGCTAGAAAACGGGACGTTCATCCTCGGCGATCCTCCCTTCACCGGCATGGCGACGTCGCTGGCTGAGGCGTTGGGCTAACCATGATCTCCAAGACGGAAATCAGCATCGGCAGTCGCACGATCGAGATTCACCGCTGCGCGGCGACGGAGGCTCTCGACCTGGAGCTCTCCATCGCTCGCGTTGCTGGCAACATCGACATTTCGGCCATCACCGCGGCTGGCGCTGGGAAGCTCGCTGAGGCCGTGGCGCTTGGCTTGGCCGACGTCGTAGGCGGCATCGCCAAAAACCTCACCCACGCAGAGCTGCTACGTCTGATGAACATGCTGTTCCAGTATGTCCGCATCGACGGGAAGCCGTTCCGAGACATCAACGAGGACTTCGCCGATCGTCCCAAGGACATCTGGGAGGTCTTCATCGCCGCGATCAAGCATAACCTCGGCCCTTTAGGAGAAGGGCTCCTTCAAAAGTCCCAGCCCCAGAGCAAGACCTGAACGGTGTACAACCCGTCACGTCGGACAACGTGAACGGGTGGATTTGGAGGCCCATCTTGAGAAACCCGCCCCTCTGCCAGCTTTGGCAACTCACCCAGACGGGGCCAGGGACGTACGACGTGTGTCAGCTGATGGACATGCACGAGGCCCTAGACATGGAAGCCGAGATGCTTCGGCGCTTCGAGGCCGCTCGGCCAAAGCCAGAGGAGTAGCATGCCGACCCTGCTCGACAGCCTGATGATCCGCCTCGGATTTTCGATCGATCCGAAAGGCCTGGAAGGCTTCGCCAAGATGGCGGAGCAGGCCAAGGGCATGGCCCTGGGAATCACCGGTGCCATCTCTGGCGCCGTCTACGGCATCGAGCACATGGTCAAGAGCGCCGCCGAGCGCATGGGTGGAATCCAGAATTTCAGCGAGCAAATGGGCATCTCAGCTCGATCCGTGGATGCCTTGGGCAAGGTTGCGAGAGAGAACGATTCCTCGCTGGAAGCGATGGAAGGAGCCCTGCGATCGCTGACCAGCATGGCCGGGCAGGCCGCCATGGGCGTCGGCCGTGGGCGCATGCTCTTCCAGAAGTTCGGTATCTCGGTGAAGGACGCGAACGGGAACGTCAAGACGACTGAGCAGCTGCTCGGCGATGTTGCCGACCGTATGGCGAAGCTGCCGACCATCGCACAGCGCAACGCTCTGGGCGGTCGGCTAGGCTTCGACCCGGCGACGATCTACCTGCTTTCCCAAGGTCGCGCCAACTTCGAGCGACTGCGCGCCGAGGCGATGGCGGCCAATCCATTCGCCGAGCAGGACTATGCGAACGCCGACGCGACCGAGAAGCTGTTCCGCAAGGCCGGCGACTCGGTGACGAAGCTCAAGACTCGCATTGCCGTGGCGCTCATGCCGACGGTGAATGATCTGCTCAAGCGGTTCATCGAGTGGACGAAGAACAGCGACAACATCGCCAAGATTCAGCACGCGATCACGAAGGTGGTTGAAGTCGCCAAGCTGCTATGGGAGCACTCCGGGAAGATCCTCGCGATCTTTGGTGTCTTCTACGCGCACAAATATGGCGCGATGTTCATGGAATGGGGCGCGCAGATCGGGAACGTGGCCGCCAAGCTCAAGACGGGGGCGGGAGCAGCCGAGGCGTTGAAGGCTGGCCTTGGTGGCATCCGTGGAATCCTCACCGGTGGGCTCATCGCCGCGTTCGCGCTCGTCGCAGAAGACCTCTGGATCTTCTACCAGGGCGGAACGAGCGTCACGGGCTGGCTGCTCACGAAGTTCCCCTATGCCGTTGAAGTGGCAAAGGGAGCGCTTGCCGTCCTGGGATCCTCGGCAGTAGCTCTGGCGACTGGCAGCGGGCCGCTTGGCCTGCTCGTCGCTGGCATCGGTGGACTCGTCATCGCAGCGCAGAGCCTGCGTGATGCGTGGAACCCTCTCAAGCAGTGGTGGGAAGAGCTGTGGAATGGGTTCTATGACACGGTGGCGAACTGGTACAACGATCTCCCTCTACCCGTACGCGTGGCGCTGGGATGGACTACCGGTGGGCAGGTATTCGGCGGGATGACCGGCGGGAAGATGGCCACGTCCAAGAGCATCCGCGAGCAGCAGCAGCGGGTGAACGAAGGGTTCGGCAAGCCATGGCTCGGGCTCGAAGACGAGACGAATCCATCCTGGCTTGCCAGGAAGCCTGCTCCGTCGGCTGTCACCGTTCCGCCTGGCATGTACCAGCGGCCGGAGGGCGTCGGCACGTGGGGAACAGGCGTAGGCTTGGAAAAGAACGAATTTCACTTCGGCGACATTCACTTCAACGCAGCCGGGAACCTTGATTCGCCGGAAGTCGCGCGCAAGCACAGCGAGTTGCTCATCAAGGAGATCCAGCGGCAGACGCGCGGGAAGTCGCGAGATCAGACACGCAACGGCCAGTCGGGGGTGCGGTGATGGCCCAGACTGCAATCATCCAACGCGCGTTCAACTTCGGCACCGACGAGCTGACGGGGCTTGCCGAGGTGGCGGTGTTCGATGCCGTGATCAAGGAGAGCCATCACATCGAGATCGCTATCACGGAGAACCCCGTCGAGACTGGCGTCAGCATGGCCGATCACGCGTATGCCAAGCCTGACACCCTCCAGATGGAGGTCACCGTCAGCGATACGCCGCTCCTCATGGACGCTGAGGGAACGCCTGCCTACCAGCTCGCCACGACGTGGACGGGGGCAGGCTCGGGCAACGTTCGCCGCAGCGTCAACGCTTGGGCGTACATCGTCGAGAAGGCGAAGTCGTTCGCCGTGTTTGACGTCGTTACCGGGCTCAAGACGTACGTCAACATGATGATCGCGTCTGGCGACGTCGAGCAAACGAAGGACACGGCCGGCGTGCTGCGCGCGAAGCTCCAACTTCGGCAAGTCCAGTTTGCCACCACGGCATCCGTCATCTACCCGCCGCGCGGGAACAAGGCGAAGAAGCATCAGGCAGCGCCGAAGAACGACGCGGGAAAGAAGGACGCACAGGAGCCAGACGCGAACAAGACGAAGGCGATCAAGTCCACGCTGTCGAGCATGTTCGGAGTAGGTGCGTGATGCAGATCGTACCATTCACATCAGACCCGAACACGCAGTTCACCGCGATGTTGGACGGGGTGGAATACGAGTTCCTCACCAACTGGAATGAGCGCAACCTGACGTGGTCCTTCGATCTGTCGCTGGCCGATACCGGGGAAGTTCTCGTCGCTGGGGTTCCCGTGCTCGTCGGATGCGATCTGCTCGCGCCATGGGGACTCGGCATCGGCTCGATGTACGCCGTTGACTTGACGGCTACGGCAGCCGAAGAGGCAGAGGGCAGGCTGCTGCAATCGGTGGACGCTGGCCCGGACGACTTCGGCGTGCGTGTGGTTGTTGTATTCCTTGCACCCGGGGAGTCGTACATATGACGCTCACCTGGACAGGCACCCAGTCACCGAAGTGGCTGCGCACGTGCCAGTTGCTCATTGGCAAGAACGGCGATGGCAACGTGTCTCCGTCTACGGGCCTGCTCATTGAGCAGCAGGTGGGTGCAGAGGCAGGCCTGCGAATCAAGTTCGACATCACAAAAACGTCGTATAGAACGCCGAACGTCGCCAGCATCACCATCTACAACATGAACGAGCAGCACGAGCGGATGGTGATGAAGGAGTTCAACGACGTCATCCTGCAGGGTGGCTACCAGGGAAACACGCGGCTGTTTTTCAGGGGAAACATCAAGTACGCCAACGCATACCGCGACGGCAACGATCGCCTCGTGGTGCTCGAATGCGGCGACGGTGACAAGGACTTCCACGGAGCCCTCGTCAACTTCACCTTGGCAGCCGGGGCCAGCGATGCGGACGCCATCCGCAAGATGTTGACCACCTTCCAGGCCACGACGCTCGGGCATGTCTCTGGCAAGACGATAAACAAGAAGCACGGACGAGCCCGCACCTTCTCGGGCAACGCGCGTGACTTCTTCGATCGCGTCGCAAAGAACAACGACGCCGAGTGGTCCATCCAAGACGGCAAACTCATCATGGTTCCCGTCGACTCCACGCTGCCCAACGAGGCGCTCATGGTGTCGTCGGAAACGGGGCTTCTCGGTGCGCCAGAGGTGAACGACAAGGGCATCGGCATGAAGGTGATGTTTGACCCGCGCATCATCCCGGGCTCGAAGCTATGGCTTCTCAACAACGAGGTGAAAATGAAGCACCTCAAGGCGCAGTTGACAAGCCAGAAGCGCAAGCTGCATGGGCCGAAGCGCCCGGTGCGGACAGACCCAGACGGAATCTACAAGGTGTATGCTGTCCACATCGTCGGAGACACGCGCGGGCAGGACTGGACGTCCGAAATCAAGTGCGTCGCGCTCGACTCTCCTATCCCGAGCATCAAGGGATTGCCTCAGTCAACCACGCCAGACGGCGATATCTTGTAGGAATGCATCATGACCATGGACCTTCTTTCCCGCCGCCAGTTCGAGGAAGCCGCAGCCGGTGACGATGACGCCGGCATCCGCGCGCACATCGAGAGCAGCCGGAACGAAATCCATACGTCCATGCCTGGAATCATCAAAAGTTTCGACGCCGCCAACCAGACGGCCTCGGTCCAGCCATGCATCCAGCGGTTCTTCCGCGGCGAAGGATTCAAGGAGTTGCCCAGGCTGTTCGATGTGCCGGTGGTCTTTCCACGCGGGGGCGGGTTCGTCCTGACGTTCCCGATCGCGGTTGGCGACGAGTGCCTTCTGCACTTCTCGGAACGCGCGATCGACAACTGGCACGCCAAGGGAGGGACGCAGCCGCCGTCCGAGTTCCGCACGCACGATCTCTCGGATGCGTTTGCTCAGGTTGGCGCCGCTTCCCTCGGGAAAGTGGTGGCAAACCTAGCCACCGATGCGGTAGAGTTGAGATCGCTGGACGGCAAATCAGTGGTCAAGATTGACACCTCGGGCGACATCGCGGTGACTTCCCAAGAGGGAAGCATCGCCGCTACGGCTTCGGGTGACATCACGGCTACGTCTCAGACAGGGAACATCGAGGTGATGGCCACATCCGGCAAGGTTACGCTGAATGTTCCCGGTGGAGCGGCTGCGGCTGTCCAGATGACAACTGGAGTGGTTACCGCTGCTGACGCATGCCCCATACTCGGACTGACGCATGGATTCCTTGGTTGCGGCAGCGCTAGCGTGCATGCTGGAAAATTCTGATGGCTCTCATCTGCAGACGACTCGACGCTGACGACGACATCACCGGGGGGCACGGCATGGCCGACTTCCTCACCGGAGACGATGCCACCGTGCAGACGATTCGCTGTGAGCTTCGCTTTCAGCTTGGCGAGTGGTTCCTCGACGCCACCAAAGGCGTCCCCTGGGTGCGCAACTCCAACACCGGCGAGAAGCCCATCCTCGGCCCGATGCCGGCCGATCTGCCCTACGCCGAGGCCATGGTCAAGGCGGCCATCCTGCGCGTCGACGGCGTGCACTCGCTGACGTCCTTCACGATCAGTTTCAATCACACCACGCGCGCAGCCACTTGCACCGTCAAGGGCAGGCTTGACACCGGAACCACCTTCACCATTTCGGAAGGGATCATCTGATGAGCACCCTATTCAGCAGCCAGATCGCGTCGGCTGGGTTCACGCGCGCGCCCATGACTTCCATCATCGCGGAGCTCAACACGCTTTGGCAATCGGTGTTCGGCTCGGACATCGACATCGACCCTCGCAGCCCGGATGGCCAGATGATCGGCGGGATCGCCGAGATGTTCGACGACCTGAACGCGATCGCATACGACACATATCAGGGAATCGCAAACCCCAACGCAGCTACCGGTGCGATGCTGTCAGCGCTGATGTACCTAACCGGCATCTCTCGCAACCCAGCGAGCTACAGCTCAGCGCCCGCCACGTTCACCGGCTCGAATGGCACTGTCATCCCGATCACCTCGGTGGTGCGCTCAACGCTCGATGCTACTCTGTGGTCGCCCATCGCGGAAATCACGATCGGCGGCACCGGGACGGCTACGGGAACGCTCCGCTGCCAGACCATCGGGCCAGCCGCAAGCGGGACGGTGCCAGCGGCTACCCTCACCGAGATCATCACGCCGATCACGACACCAGACGATGGCTGGACGGCCGTCACGAACGCGGTGGGCGTGTCTGGTTACCTAGTCGAGGGAGACCCCAACGGGCGTATCAGGCGGCAGCAGAGCGTCGCCATCGCATCGCAGGGCATGACCGATGGCATGCAGGCTGCGCTCAAGGCGCTCACCGGAGTGCTCGACTGCGTCGTCTACGAGAACAACCTACCGCAAGCCGTCTCTTCCCCTGGCGTCATCGCTGCCAACAGCATTCGAGCGATCCTCAAGGTGACCCCAGGCGGAGCAGCCGACCCAGCCGAAACCGGAGACGACGACGATCCGGTTGCCAACATGATTTTCACTCTGAAGGGCAACGGCTGCGGCACCGTCGGGACCACGACGAAGTACCCAGTTGACTCGGTTGGAATCTCCCACACGATCAACTACGACCTCGCCACGGCCACCGACGTGATGATTCGGATCAACGTGGCCAGGCGCTACAACTGGCCTGCCGACGGTGCGGACCAGATCGAGGCGGCGATCACGGCATGGGCGGCTGGCACCAACGCGGACACAGGGAAACCGAACATCGCGATCGGTGGCGACGATAACGGGACCCTTTCTTGGACTGACGTTGTCGCTTCGTTCATCAACACAGTGCCAGGGTTCGACCTTGTCTGGCTCGAATTCAGCGCTGACGCAGGCTCGAACTGGACCGTTTCGCCCGCAAGCCTGCCTATCCCGTTCGCGACCTATGCCAACATCACGGACATCACCATAGCGGTGACTGGATAACATGACGTCCACGACGATCGACTACATCGGCACGGTTGCGGACACGGCCACGCAGGGGCTTGGGCGTCTGATCGGCCAGTACGTCAACAGCCCGAAGTTCATCGCGCTTCTGACGGGAATCTACGACCTCGCCAACGACATGGAGTTGATGTTTCAGAAGATCGCACGTTTCTACAACATCGACGACGACTGCTCAGCGAACACGCCGAACACTTCGGGGGCCACCGGTGCGCAGCTCCTCGGCATCGGGCGTCTCGTCGGGATGACGAACAAGGTGCCTGCTGCCGATGGATCTTCCATCGACTTGGCCGATGCGCAGTTCATCCGCTTGATTCGTGCGAAGATCTATCGCAACACCGTGAAGGGCGGGACCATCCCGCAACTTCTGTACGCGATCCAGCTCGTGATGCCTGACCTCGTGACGGTGCCTCCGGCAGACCCACTCATCATCATCAGCGAAGTCCAGCCGATGACTGTATTGATCGCGATCGGTCGAGCGATGTACTCGTGGGAAGAGGGTGCATTCGCCATCACCGGCGGCATCTCGATGATCAAGGGAGCCTTGCTACCTCGCCCGGATGGCGTCCTGCTCGCGACGTACTGGTTCGACACGGGAAGCTTTTGCTTCAGCTCATCGGATGACCCTGGCGTTGCGCTCGTGACGGGCGGACTCGGGTTCAACGAAGACCCAGCATCCACAACCGGCCACTGGGCCAGGAGTTTTTGACATGAGTAGCCTCAAACCAGCAATCTCGGCCGTCTGGGCGTCAACCGCTCCAGCAGGGCCTACGGGAATCGAAGATCCCGGAGCCGTCAAGCTAAACGGATGGACGGCCGCGAGTGCCTGCCCGCCGTTCTCGTGGATGAATTGGATCTTGAACAAATGCGATGCCATCGCCAGCTACCTCATCGCGCGCGGGATTCCTGACTACGACGCCACCGAGACCTACCGACTTGGCGATACGGTGCAGTGGACTGACGCTCTCGTATACCGACGCATTGGCGCCAACAACAGCACGGGTATCGCCCCGTCGAACGCTTCCTACTGGCAGCAGTGGGGCGGCGAAGGAGCCGATACGCCTGCCGGTAGCATTACCCCTGGGCGAGGAACGATCGGCGCCGCTACCGTCGAATACGTCGGCGGGAAAAAACACGTGCATTTCGTGCTGTCCGGGGTCGATATCTCATCTGCCGGCGATGTGCAGGTGACGCTAGCAGGTGCTACTGCGTTCGTGACAACCGCTCAACACATGCAGGCGCTCTCTACCACCGTCGGAGGTGCAGGCCTGTCGCCAAGTCTCACAGGACGCATCGTCAGTGCCAACGTCATCGAGCTAACCTTCGCTGAAAGCGTCGACGACTACGGCGCGGCGCACGTGACCATCATCGGAATTTAGGGATGAGCGATCGTGGTGACCTGATAGGCGACGCTGTAGCGGATGCGCTGAACAGCCCGCCATTGGACGTCACCACCGGAACGCTCGATGAGCGGAAGCACCGGATTTGGCGGGCCATCTGCAACGCTCTCGATCCGTACTACGAGCAGCACTGGGTGGACTTCTACGATGACCCGACGGTGAACCCGCACTACATCACGGGTTCGACACCGTACCCAATGCAGTCGATCGCGTGGCAGCTCACTCCGACAACCGAGGTCCCCGTCGCCATCTGGATCAAAAACGGCGATGGGCTAAACGACTGGTCACGCATGTGGCCGTCGACTGGCGGTGGGAGCGTCACCAGCAGCGGGCTAGTTTGGCGGACAGCCTACGAATGCAACTTCGCCGCGCTTGACCCGATGGACTTCGACGACGACGGCTGGTATGACATTGGCGACGGTGCAGGATCGGTTTGGGGCCTGATGAACTATGACAACGCCCAAGTCTCCCAGATCACCGCTGGTGAGGGTATTCAACTCCAGCCGAACAAGGCGACGTACGACGCCGGAACGCTGCTGTCGGCCCCGGCGCTGTCGGCATATATCGACAGGCTCACGGACGTCTTCGCCCCGGATTCGTACAGCCAGCTCGACATGTGGATCTGGGTGCGGGCAACGTGGGACTCGTTCCAGAGCGGAAGCTACGATCGAATCATCGTCGGGTTCGTGTACTCAGCAACCGTTACGGGAGCCATCTACCCATTGCTTAACTGGCGTTGCCGGCAGTTCAGCGGCTACAACAACACGGCCACGTTCGAGCAGCACATGCAGCACAACACGAGCCCAAACAACGGCACCGAGTCCTGGCACTCGTGGAACCACGACGAGTCGCCACAACATGACGTGTTCGTGTTCCACGTTCGCCCTGGTTACCAAGTCGACAACTACTTTGGAGACAGCGTGGACGGCGCATTCCCCGCTCGGTCAGCTCTGACGTTCGCCGGTTCGAGCATCCTGCAATCCGGCGTCGACTTGGCTGGCGGCATGATTTCGACAGCCTTCTACCCGACGATCTACTTCGCCTGCGCTGGCAACGGCAACGTCGGTCCTATCACCGTCCACCGGATGCGCATCGACTACCTCGGCGTTGATGAGACAACCATCGGGACCGGCGGAGCCGGGTTCACAGACGTGGCAATTGCCGACGGTGAGATCACCGGGTTCGGGGCATATCGCAACCTGCGCGCGACTGGAGCAGGCCCGCTTGTCGGCATCCAGAACACGGGATTTGCCGACGGCGAGCCGATGTCGATCACGTTCGTAGCTGAAACCGAAGTGACGGGGCTCGGCGCCACCGGGCTGGTCCCCATCCGCGGGCCATACAGCGAGGGAAGCTACCTCGACTCGTTCACCATTCCAGCAGGCGAAGAGCTGCAGTTGAAGTACATCGCCAACAGCGGAGGGACTCCATATTTCCGCTACACAGGAGGATCGGTAGTATGAGATCTCTCAGGATCTTGGTTTTGATTGCACTGCTTGTGCTCGTTGCGCTGGTTGCGCTCATGGCGCGAGACGCGATCGCGGCGGCCTGCATTCCAGAGGTGGTGCGCGTATCCTGTCCGTCTGGAAAGATCAGCTCGAATCTCATCCCGACCAGCACGGCGACTTCGACCTCCACCGGCGTAGCTACCCTAACGCTCGTCACCCCAGGCGGCACCCTGACATGGGTCTCGACCGACACCAACACGCTCACGCAGACGCATCTATGTGCAACGTCGAGCGGTGGCGGGCTCATCCCATGCGCTGGTACGGACGGCAAGATCGACACGGGCTGGCTCCCGACGCTTACCGCCTACTCGGCCAACACGCACACGCACCTGGACACTACCGTGATGCCTGGTGGGACGAAGACCCACGCCATTTCTGGATCCTGGACGCTGACCCAGACCGACCTATGCACCACCGCCGCAGCATCTGGTGCCATCCCGTGCGCCGGGACGGACTCAAAGATCGGCACCGACTGGCTAGCGAGCCACGCGGCTTCCCACTACACGGGCGGAGACCAGATCGCAGACGCCGTCACCGGCACCCATGGGCTGATGTCCGTTGACGATAAGGCGAAGCTGGACTCGCTCACCGTCGGAAGCGGGAATCTGTATCTAGACGATGGCGTGGACAGCGGCGGCTCAGGATACAACAGACTCCTGCAGATTCCAGACACGGGAGTAGTTGAGCAGATCGACTCAAAGAGCGTCGTGGTAGGGGACGGTGAGGTTCTCATCGAAGGCTACATCACGCTGCCCGGCTACCCTGGCACCACCTACTGGGCCGAGGGGGACTGGTACTTCGATCTCTGGCGGTACGCCAGCAGCACGGCAGGCGTCAACGAGATCGTGGTGCGCGTGTACAAGCGGACATCCGGTGGATCGGAGACTGAGCTTTTCAACACTACCACGGGCGACATCGACGATACTACTGTGACTGCCCAGCAGCTGTCGGTTACCCAATCGGCATTCATCGTAAACTCGACAGATAGGCTAGTGGTCAAGTACTTCGCCAAGACGGATTCAGCGGCTTCCAGGACGCTCTATTTTACCCACAACGGGACGGCCCACTATTCGCACGTCCACACCCCGCTGACTATTGGATCGCTGTCCAGCAGCTACGTGCCTTGGACGGCAGTCGAGGGAACGGGGACAGACACCAGCACGTCCTCAAGCAAGATCGTCAATGCGGCAGACCCGCGCCTCAGCGACTCCCGGACGCCGACAGGGACCATTGCCGTTGACCCGGCAAACGGCAACTTCACGACCGGCACGGCCACGGCCACGGCGACGTCTGTCAACCTAGCGGATGGGCCAGTCCTGCACGTGACGACCGCTGGCTCAGCGGCTACTGCCACGCTCGCCGACACGGCCACGACCCAGCTTTGGACCACGCTATACGAGGTCGACTACACGGCCCTGGACAACTCCTCGGCATCCAACGGTGCATGGTCGCTAGACAGCAAGTATTGCTACGTCAGCAACGCTGCGAACGCTACGACATTCGCGATCCAGAACGGGACAGGGCTAGTCATCACGACGAACACGACCAATGTCAACGACTCGGGTAACACCCTGACGGCTCCGCTCGTCGGCTGCGCGTTAGACACCAACTATGGCGGTGGGTATGGCCTCGTGGCAATGGCGCCAGCGTCGAACGCCTACGAGATGATGATCTGGGTGCGCGCCTATCCGGCTGCCACGTTCGCGGCGGAGAACGAGCGGGCGATCGTCGGGTTCTCCTTCAATGCCAACGACTACGGCGGAGTCTCGACGCTCGGATTCCGCATACGCCAGCAGTTCATCTACACGAGCAGTTGCACCAGCAACTACTGCCAGCATCGTCAGATGAACACGGCTCCGAACACGGCGGATGCGACGGCCAAGAACTGGCAGACCGGCGGTGCCGGCGGCGCGTGGACCGATGTCTCCGTCTTCCACGTCCGAAGCCGCCACGTCGAGAACTACTATGGCAGCTGGTCCAGCGGGTGGCCTGCGACGAGCGGTCTCACCTATGCTGGTTCGACCAGCGCAGACGAATCGGGCCTTTCTGGCGGCATCGCCGCCACGGATTTCTACCCCACGATCTGGTACGCAACGGCCAACCAAAGCACGACCGCGCGGGCCGGCATCGTAGTAACGCATCTGCGCATCCAAGCGCTAAAGAAACAGTAGGAGAACCATCATGCCAACGACTCAAGCACAAGTAGACGCAGCACGGGCCGAGATGTTCGCGACCGGGACCACCAAGCGCACGGGGGCAGCCCAGCTGCAAGCAGCGAACGATGCCGCCGGGCAGGCGACGGTTGCCCACGCGACCGCCGTCACCAACTACGAGACGCTGACCAATTCTCCGAACGCTCCCCAGGCGCAGGTCGATGCTGCTATGGCTGCCGTCCAGACCACGGAAGCGGCGCGGGTTTTGGCGTGTCAGGCAGCGCTTGCCATGCAGTCTACGGTGGCGGGGGCACCGGCCGCCTTTCTGGCGGCCAAAAGCGCCTACGTGACCCTAGTAAACAGCCTGTGCGCAGGCACTTAGCCCATCGTTTTCGACTGCCATCGTGGTATGATTCACCAACCCGTAACCGAAAGGTCTTGTCATGAGCACCCAAACAAAGATGGAATTCTACGACCCGGCGACCGGGCTGGCGTCTGCCACGATGGCTGGCACCCGCGTGACTCAGTGGTTTCGCACGTGCCCAGGCGCAAAAGTGTCGTTCCAGTTCGCATGGGACGGTAACGTTACCGGGACGTGGACCGTCGAGGGAACCAACGATCGCAACCCGACCACCGGAGTTGACACCGGGAATATCGACACCTACCCGAGTTCGGCCTACTCAGCGCCATCGCAACCGGCAGGATCGGCAAACTCGACTACCATCTACTTTGAGGCTGCCAACAGCTACCAGCGTGGCCGATTCGCGAACAGTGCAGGCGGGACTGCGGTGGTTCCATCCGGAACAGCTGACACGCCATAGGGAGGCACCATGGGAACCGCAGGCGTAATCATCCATGGGACATCCGATGCTGTGTTGGCCGGCAAGGTCGACGCGTCGAACGGATCAGCGACTGGACTCGCGCTCACCACCCCGACGATTGACGGCGAGCTCAGCAGCGCGACGAAGCAGCAGGCGCTATCTGCGCTAGCATCTGTCGGCATCGGCTGGGACGGTCTGCAAATCGAGCGCATGCAGGCCCTTGACTCTGCGTTGACTGGTGCTCGTCGGGTGTCGCTGCAAGCCCTCGCACACGCCGATCCAACTGGAGTAGCGCCAGCCGCGATCGAAGGCGGAGGGTTGCGGCTCACCGACGGTGACCACGATTCGTTTCTGTGGGTCAGCGATCCAATCATCCAAGCGCCAAAAACTAGCCATTGGGCCATCGCTTGGCGTGCAGCGTATCTCACCCCGAGCGGTACGGACACCTACCGAATGGGGCTTTTCGGCTTGGTAAACGACGCTGCAACAGAGAATTTGATGCTCGGGGAGTACTACTCGTATGGCGACCACGCGAACATGGTCGTCATGCAGAACGGGTTGAACAACCCGATCGTCACATCTGTTGCTGTTGCCAACGGAGTCATGCATGACTGGTTGATGGTGTTCGACGGAACAACGTTCACAGTTCAGCGCGATGGCGCTACCATTGCCCAGACGACGACAACGACGTATTTCCCGGCGACAGCGTGCAGGCTAGGCGTTCGCGGCGTCCTCACCCACTACGTGGACGTGACGCTGGACGATCCGATCGTTGGATTCGTGAGGACATGATCGGCCGCGAGCCAAATCAATCTTACTGGGCAGCCAAGCACGTCGACTTGGCAGCAGAACTCGCGGTAAACAACCCATACGCGAGAGGGTTCGAGCGTCTGTCTGACAACTATGTAGTTGGGCCGGTAGACGCGTGGGAGGGGACAGGGCCAGAAGGCGGATCGCTTGTTGTCCATGGCGGCTACGTCTACATGTTTTATGCGGCGTTCACTAGCGCCATGAACTTGCAGATCGGCTGGATGCGCTGGCCGCGCGCGCAGTTTCCGCTCGGGACTCCAGAACGGTGCGGAGACAATCCTATTTTCGCGCCGGGTAAGCAGGAGGGAGTGGACGATCTGATCGTAGCCACGCCACGGGTACAGCAGCTTGCCAATCTGTCATGGCGCATGGACTACCACTCGCTGGCGAGCGGTCTGAGCGATCTCGGTTGCGTGGCGTTCTGCTCGGCCGCCAACTTCCCGGGTGGTCCTGGCGACTGGGTGCCGTATGCCGGAAATCCGATCATTCCGCTGGGTACTGCTGGCGAATTCGACGATCTGTCAATCCACAACGAGATCACCGTCTACCCAGACAAGACGCCAGACGGACTAGGGCATTGCTTCTACGGTGGGGCAAAGACCGGTATCACGGGAGAGTATTGGAGGTGCGGCCACAAGACGTCGACCGACATGCTCTCATGGACAAATCGTGGAATGTGCATGGTTCCGCATCCTGGCAGCACGTGGCGTCCGCTCGGCATCCACCCGACGAGCGGCATTGTTCAGCGCGGCTCTGGATACTACATGCTCACCCAGGGATTCACGGGGAGCACCTGGCATATCGGCGCGTTCGGTTCGCTCGACTACTTCACTTGGGTTGAGATGCCTGGGAACCCAGTGCTTTCTCCGAGGCCTGGCAAATGGGATGCCGGTGCTGTCGAAGATCCGTACCTGCTCGAAGAGGATGACGGACGGGTGACGATCTTGCACATCTCCGCAGACACGTACCTATCGACCAACTACCGGCTTGGCGCTGCGAGGACGCTATGATAGGTGCAGGAAGCTACGAGCCGAACGCAGCCTACTGGGCCGCCAAGAAGATCACGCATCCGAGGTTCGAGTATCTCGGCTACATCACAACGAGCGGTGAGACGGCTAGGTTTGCTGCTGCACAGCTCGAAGACATGAAGCTGTTTGACTGGGGCGGCGCGTACGTCTACGCCACGATCACGCGCGATCCGGGCCCGGGCCCATATCCGGCTGGATCATTCGAGATTGACCTGTACCGATGTTTGCGCGCAAATCTTCCGCTAGGCCCGTGGGAAATTGTCAGCGATACGTCGCTGGCGTACACCGGCTCGCAGGGAACCATCAATGATATGTGGGTGGCGGCGGGGAACATCATCCGCATGCCGGACGGCTCGACGAGGCTATATCGCTACGGCGCTGGGACAGCGACGAGCAAGTGCTCAATGCTCGTGAGCATCGCTCCCATCGGCACGGCGATCGAAGATTTGCCAAGCGCGCTCGTTCCGTACGCTGGAAACCCGATCTTGGTAGACCCTGCCGGTGAGTGGCTCAACGATGCGCTCATCTGGACGCCGGAGGACACGGGCGCAGGCTGGCGAGCTCTCTACATCAACGGCGTCCACGGAGATGGATACTATGGGGTTTGGGCAGATTCGGTGGATGGGCTCGCATGGACGATACCGACGGGCGCGCATGCGCTCGACATCGGAGCGGATGGAGAGTGGGACAGCAAATGCGTGCTGCCGATCGGCCAGAAGATCTACCGAAACGGGCGGTGGGAGTTCCCATACCAGGCCGCAAGCGGAAACCGTTTCAGCGTCGGTTGGGCATGGACCTATGACATCGAAACCATCCACAAGGACCCAGACAACCCGGTGCTTGTGGCTGGCGTTGATGGCACCGTTTGCCGAGAGAACCCAGGCGTGCTCGTCATCGACGGTAAGGTGCATCTGTTCAGCGTCGACGCCAACAGCTGGGGCGGAGATTTGCTTTCTGGCGGGCAGGGTAGCTACACGAAGATCCATGTCTCACGGGAAATATAGGAGGTACACGCAATGAACCTGACACGATTCCGACCAACCAAGGCCCGTCTTCACGCGCTCGTCACCGTCGTTGGCGTCGTCTTCGCTGCGCTGGCAATCGTGCTGACGTGGTGGGGGACGCTCGGGCTTTCTACCGAGGGGAAGGTCGGGGCGACGATCGGCATGCTGACCACGCTGGCCGCTGGTTGGAATCGTGCACGGCCGAAGCTCGATGCTGGGATCGATGCTCTGCCCATACCTGAGACTGACGAGCCGAAGGATGCGGGCAAGTGAACCTGCTCAGGGAGATCGACGAGGCAATCGCCGAACTGCGCAACCCGCCGTACACGAAGCGGCTCGGGGACAGGGCGCGTGAGCTGCTCGTGGCCGAGATCCTACGCCTGCGAGCCGAGGTGTCGGTTGTCGATAGGATGAAGGTTGAGATCGCCGAGCTGAGGAAGCGTATCGCCGAACTCGGGGGTTCGCCGTGAAGCGCCTCTTCGTCGTCATAGCCGTCATGGCGGTGGCCGTCCCGCTCGGCGCAGCGATGGCATGGTTCGCCGCTGCGATGGAGAAACGCCGGTATGAGTAGGTTCCCAGTCCTCAAGCAAGGGACCCGCGCAGAGATGCCACGTTCGGTCCCCTGGGCATTTGCCGAGCGCTTCCGAGCGCAGGCGGAAGACAACCACGGGCAGACGTTGGAGCGACTCGCCGAGCGTGGCGGACTCTGCCCGCAAGAGATGTGGGTGGCGGCTCATGGAAAGCGGCTCCGTGAGATTGGGCAGGTCACGGAGCAGAACGCCATCGCTTGGCTGCGAGCAGAGACGGCTCAACGCCTGCACTTCCCTGAAGGTGAGCAATGAAGATCGAAAGGAGCGCGACCAAAATGAACACCCGAAAGTCCATCCTGCTGGGCACGCTGCTCGGCCTGCTCGTCACGCTCGACTACGCATGCTCCACGCCCGTCCCGGTTCCCGACCCGCCGGGGCCATCGCCGACCGACGTCTTCGACGGTGCCGTAATCAACTGCGAACTTCCAGCGGTAGAATCCGAGGCATCTCAGCTCATCACGCCGGTGAGGAGATGCCTCGTGGGCGAAGCGACGTCATCTTGCCTCGTGGGGCTGACGAATAGCTACCATGTCGACTCGGTGGCGTGCGAGGTGAGGCTACAGGGGCATCTCGCGAATCGTCGCGTGCTGGCCGGCCAGCCTGGGCCAGATGACGTCACGGTAGACGAAGCGGCCAGGACGTGGTTGGCCTCCAAGAAAGTAGGGTACAGGTGATGATCGGCAAGCTCGGCAAACTTCCCGCGAAGGTCGACGGAAGAACGCTGCGCCTAGAGCGCTACCTTGTCACCGAGGCGCTACCCAAGGTTCCCGCCGCTGTCGACTGGCAGGACGGCTTGCACTCGTGGGACGGTGACCCGCTCGGCAACGACAACTTCGGCGACTGCGCGTACGCGGCCCCAGGGCACGCCATCACGTTGGCGAGCAAGCTGGCCGGCATTCCCTCGCCCGTCACGGCCGCCGGAATTCTCGACGCCTACGGAGCCACGGGATGGAGGCCAGACGACCCTAGCACCGACCAGGGCGCCTACCTGCTCGACGTCCTCAAGCAGTGGCGCAACGATGGGATCTGCCGGGTGCGCATAGAGGCGTTCGTCAGCGTCGCGGTCGAGCACATCGACGCCGCGGTGGCGCTCTTCGGCGGGGTGATTCTCGGATTCCGTCTTCCGGCTACGATCGAGGGGCAGGACATCTGGGATGCCACGAATCCGCAGGCTCCAATGCTTGGCGGCCACGCCGTCTACCAGTTCGCGACGTCGCCCGGGCTTGGAGTGGTGAACACCTGGGGGATTCGGCAGGCATTCACGCCGGCATTCCGTGCGCGCTACTGCGACGAGGCCTATGCTGTGCTGATGCCAGATCGGCCAGCGCCGTGCGGACTTGACTTGGCTAAGCTGAGGAGCGACCTGGCTTTGATTTCGTAACCAACCGTAGCACGGCCCTGGACGGGCCGAGGAGTACCTGACAACATGAGCACCAACCACCGAGACTCGTATTCCGGCGAAGCAGACGCTGAGCACATGCGATTCTGCGAAAACGATCCGAGCGGTCCCGCGTGCAAGGTGCGCAAGGAAATAGAAGAAATGAGGGCCGAGATGGAAACGATCAAGATCGAGCAGGTGAAACAAACTGCCGTGCTTGGGTTCTGGAAGTGGGCGCTTCCCGTCATGGTGTCGATTGCGTCAGTCCTGGCGTCGTTGCTTGGCTCATGGATCAAGGCAAGGCACGGATGACCACCGCCAAGCACGCCAAGCCGGTGCCCGTTTCTGGGAAATGGGAGCACTGCCCGAAGTGCGAGCAGGTTCGCGCCGTCGGCGGAAAGTGGAAGCGCGCGTGCCTGCCGGACAAGAAGGCCACGCATTACATGGGGGTGTAGATGCACGCCAGTTTCGCTCGCAGACAAAAGCGCGACGCCACCCACGGTGAGGTGGCCAAGACGCTCGAAGCGTTCGGTTTCTCGGTGCTCGACATGTCAGCGGTGGGCGGCGGGATGAGCGATCTGCTCGTCGGGCTTTGGGGAGTCACCGACTTGATCGAAGTCAAGAGCGACGCCAAGGCGACGTACACGCCGGCACAGCTTGAGCTGCGAGCGCGCTGGCGCGGCTCTCCGATCGTCCGCTTGGAAAACCGAGCGCAGGCCGAGGAGTGGGCGAGAAGGACACGTGCATCTCGAAGCCGTGCGTCGGTTCGGGACGTGATTCCATCGGAGGTAGCATGAGCGAGGTTGACTACTGGCAGGACAAGCTACGCAAGAAGTTCGCGAAGATTCTCACCCACGACGAGGAGCCGCCCAAGCCAGCTGACGTCGATCGTGGTTGGCGCAAGCTCGTCGAGGAGCACCGCCAGGCGTTGCTTGCATGCGATCACGAAGGCGCCCACAAGCACAACGAAGACGGCGATACGTGGTGCGCCCGGTGCGGGTCGCGGTTGCCATAGAACGGTTGATGGGATAGAATATCCGCATGCTGATCGAAATTCACGCGGCCGAAGGTGGTGACGACGCCAAGGGACTGGTTCGCGAGCAGCTAGGCATCTACCTGCGCCTGGCCGCCAAGAGGTGTCTTTGACGCAGCGATCGTCAGCGACCGGCCTGGGGTAATCGTCGCGCAGTTCACTGGCACAGGATCCGATCAGGTATTCCGCGACGAAGCCGGCGGCCACCGATGGCAGCGAGTTCCTCCGAACGAGAAACGTGGGAGGATTCACACGAGCACCGTCACGGTAGCAGTCCTACGCGAGCCTAGTCCGACGGAGGTGGTACTTCGCGACAGCGACCTAGACTGGCAGGCATGCCGTGGGAGTGGCCCCGGTGGGCAGAACCGGAACAAGGTCAACAGCGCCGTGCAGATTTGGCACCGACCGAGCGGAATCATGGTCAGGTGCGAGTCTGAGCGATCGCAGACGCAGAACCGAGCCACCGCGATTGCTCTCCTGCGAGCGCGACTGCTCGACGCCAAGGAATCCGCAGCGGCAGGCGGAGAGGCGGCAACCCGCAAAGCACAACTCGGATGCGGAGCCCGCGGAGACAAGCGGCGAACCATCCGCGAGCAGGACGGGCAGGTCACAGATCACGTCACAGGACGGCGCTGGCGTCTCAAGGAATACTTGCGCGGAGAATGGTAGCTAGCACACCGTCGGATTGCAGACACGCCCGCAGACGGCGAGCTGGACGCGGTCCCCGTAGGCGCGAGACTCGCGTTCTCGTGCCGGAGAAAGCAGGCACCTGCGCAGCACGTCGAACGCGTTGGCGATGGCCTGCTGGTCGACTCGGCTAACCGGTGCGCGTGCTCCGCACTGGCAGATCATCCAGCCTCGCCCGAATCGTGTCAGGTGAGGACATTTCCCGGCGTGCGCCGCGTGTCCGCAGGCCTGGCAGGTTGCTACCTTCGCCATCCCGTCAGCCGCCCTTGCGGAATCGCTACCCGCCAGCACTCGTCTCCGGTGCCACGCTTGAGCCGCACCCAGATGGCCTTCTCCTCGGCGTAGCGGCAGACTTTCAGCTTGCCGGCGGCGATGTCGTCCATGGTTCGCGCCAGCCGAACACGCTCTCGGCAGTTCTTCCCGCACTCGATCACCGTCTCGGGCATGCGGTAGACGCCAAGGATCGGCGGACGGGCGAAAGCGGTACCTGCGCTCAGAAGAACGATCGCGAATGCAACGGCTCGGGACATGCGGACACTCCTCCGCAGCGCCTTTCGCCCGGGATGGGCTCGTCTTTTGTTGTCAGCACTGCACCGTAATCGTGGGCACAGTTTCTTGCGCTGTCAAGACCCAGAAAAGACAAAAGCCCCGGATTTCTCCGAGGCCCGTGACTTAGCGGCTTTCGCCATCTAGAGGTTTTGTCTCCTGAGCCAGCCGAAGCCTCCCAGGGTGAGATTAGATGGTGCCATGATGCAAGGATTCAGTCAACGACTATTCTTTGACGGTCGGCAGCGAGTAGACTTCGTCCCGTACCTTCCCGATCTTCAGGTGCCGCTCGCAGCACCGATCGCACAGCGCCTCGGACAGCCCCAGGCACGCCCGGGCGACGCGACCGCATTCGGTGCAGGTGAGTCCGTCCATGTCGGCGCTCACCAAGGTTGACGTTTCGCCGAACATGTTGCCGATGCGGATGGACCAGATCACCGGCCGTCCTCGCCCTTGCGGAGGCCCCAGAGGTTCGTCGGCGTCCCGCGCCAGTCTCGCGCCCAGCGGTTTCCCGGGCTGTCGGGCGGGAGCGGCTCGCGCGGCTTCGGTGGAACGGGCTTCGGATCGGTGAACAGGTCGGTCATGCCTTCATCCTACCACGAACCCCTAGGGCCGGTCGCCTAGAGCGACTCGGCAAGTGCTTGACTCGTTCTCGGATCCCTCGGAGATCGTAGTAATCCATAGATCCCATATCTGCCGATCTATAGCATTGCGGCGCGTTGAGAAAGTCGGTGAGATTCCGATCGTTGCGTAGGACGTTGGCCCAAGTTCTTGTAGGACAAGCGCTTGCCTGGATGTAGGACGATTTCTCGCAACCTTGTAGGACAAATTCCCATGGTTGCGTAGGACGGAGTCCTACAATTGCGTCATAGACACCAGCCATAAAAAGTTTCTTGAAACTCAAATCTAGGCGTGCTACCGTCCGCGTGAATGGAGGAAGCATGGGACACAGAACGTTGAAGCGTGTACCGATGGATTTCGCTTGGCCGATGAACAAGGTGTGGGAAGGATACCTGAATCCGTACTACCGCAAGTGCCCTGACTGCGAGAATGGGCAGACGGCTGCGGGGAGTGCTCTAGAGCATCTTGTTCACCTAATTCTAATAGCGGGTGATGACTCCGTGAGAGGGACGGTGCATCCGTGGTTGATAGAGGCAGGCGTGTCATCCTTGTCATCCGACATGTCAGAGTTGTCGGTTGGGTTAGCAGGACGTAGCCCTTCTCCATTCGGCGGACATGATGCATGCGATCGTTGGTCGGCTACCAAGGCAATCGTCAAGGCGGCTGGACTAGATCCTGAGAAGTGGGGCATCTGCAAGACGTGCGGAGGCGACGCAATCGATCCGGCGGTGAAGGGTGAATATAAGGCATGGACGGAACAGGAACCTCCAACGGGCGATGGCTTCCAGCTCTGGGAGACATGCAGCGAAGGAAGCCCGGTGTCTCCCGTGTTCGCAACCGCAGATGCTCTAGCCGAGTGGTGCTCCAAGAAAGCGACGACGTTCGCCAGCCTTACGGCCACCAAGGACCAATGGCTCAAGATGTTCGTCAACGATAGCACCGACGTGGGAACGATGTTCGTCGTCAGCGAGGACGGAAGGAACGGTGCCCTTCACGAGTTCGAGGTGAAAGCATGACCAAGAAAATCGGCCGTCCCCGCAAGCCAGCATCGACGATTCTTTCCCGCACCCACTCGGTGAGGTTCACGCCAACCGAAGACGCCATGATCCGCAAGGCCGCCCGCCGCGCAAAGGAGCGTCCAGCCACGTGGATCGCCCTCTATGCGGTGTCGTCGGCTCGCAAGGTGCTCTTGCCGGCCGAGGACAAGCTTGCGTAGGGGGAAGCCGTGAGCATCCTGCACGGCGACTGCCTGGCCGTCCTGCCGACGTTCGCTGGCGACTACTTCGACGCCATCGTGACCGACCCACCGGCAGGGATCGCCTTCATGAACAAATCCTGGGACAAGGACAAGGGAGGGCGCGACAACTGGATCGCGTGGATGGCGCAGGTTGCGTCCGAGTGTCTTCGAGTGGTAAAGCCTGGGGCCCATGCGCTGGTTTGGGCGCTGCCTCGCACGTCGCACTGGACTGCGACAGCTTGGGAGAATGGCGGATGGGAGGTGCGAGACCGCGTCTCGTTCATCTTCGGAACCGGGTTTCCGAAGTCGCTCAACCTTGATGGCGGGATTGGAACCGCGCTCAAGCCTGCGTTGGAAGACTGGTGGCTCCTGCGCAAGCCGATCGTCGGTACCGTCGCGGCGAACATCAAGCGGTTCGCGACAGGAGCGCTCAACATCGACGCGTGTCGCATTGATCCTGGAACTACCGTTCCTGGCGGTGGCAATGGAAAGGCGAGCAATGGTGGCCGATACGGATCAGGGGAAACCAATGGAAGCCGTCCCGTTGTTGCCGAACACGATCGTGGCCGCTGGCCAGCCAACCTCATCACCGACGGCAGCGACGAGATCGCGGCGTTGTTTCCGGAGAGCGATGGATCCGACAGCATCAGGCACAACGGCGCGTTCAAATCGTGCGCAAAGGGAGAGGAGACTGAGCGCGACAGTTTCGGCTTTGGCGACACCGGCAGCGCCTCCCGTTTCTTCTACGGCGTCAAGGCGACGCGCGCAGATCGTGAGGAAGGGCTTGACAGATATCTACAAGTTTCATATGCTGATCCGTCATGGGTAAACGAGGTCCTATCTCATCGGCTCCTGGCGGTTACGGGACTGTCTCCGCAAAGGGTTACAGAAGGGTCTACGATCCGAGACAGAGAAGGGTCCGCATGGAGCATGTGCTGGTGTGGGAGTCTTTCAACGGACCCGTTCCATCCGGCTATTCAATCCATCACATCAACGGTGACAAGCTTGACAACAGGGTTGGAAACCTGCAAGCGATCAGCGCGACGGCACACAAACGGATGCATGGCGGATGTGTTTGGAAGGGCGGGGAATGGTGGAAGCCATGTGGTCTGTGTGGCCAATTCAAGCCCGTGGGAACTCAGGACTGGTATCTCAGCAAGCAGGGGTGGCCACTGTACGGAAGGTGCAGACCTTGCCACGTGCGTAGAGTCGTGGCTGAGGGAAAGGAGCGCCGAAGAGTGCGCGCCGAAACGCCAAGACCCATCCCGTGATCCAGACGCTCCCGGTGGGAACAACCCAAGAAACCGTGGAGCGAAAGAGAGACTCAATCATCACTGTTGCGTAAAGCCCACGTCGCTCATGCGCTACCTGTGCAAGCTCATCACGCCGGCCGGCGGGCACATCCTGGACCCGTTCGCGGGCAGCGGATCGACGGGAAAGGCGGCGGCTCTAGAACGTTACTCATTCATCGGCATCGAGCAGGATCCCGACTTCTGCGAGATCGCGCGTGCCCGCATCGCATGGGCCGAGGCGCACCGGTCTCCTGAGCAACTTTCGCTCTTGGGGGAAGCAATATGAACACGCACCCATACCGCGCGACGTGCCCGCTAGGGCGCAAGATGAGCGAGCAGTGTCCGTGCCAGCGTCATCAGGAAGCGATGATCGAATGTGCATCGTGCCTAGCCGAGTGGGAGGAACGCGCCGCCCTCATCGCCGACGTCTGCAGGCTCACGCAACCGCTGTCCGAGGCCGAGGCTACCCGGCAGCTTCGGGCCGCTGTCGCGGCGGCGGAGAGCAAGCAAGGGAGGCTGTTCTGATGGCCACTGTTCTGGTTCGTCCCGAAGATTTCGATCGTCTGGCCAAGGAAGCGACGGCAACTAAGGGGCCGCTGCTGCCGCTCTTCGACATCGTGCCAGATCGCTTCGGCGTGGTTCCCGAAGGACGCGCCATTATGGTGCAGGTTCCAGCCGCCGAGGTGTCGTTGCTGTCGGCGCCGTACCTGCGTGACCACGTCGAGCAGTCAGATGACAGAATAGACGCCATGCGCTACAGCTACGAAATGAGATTGCCAAAGCCTACGATCATCGGCATGGACTTCGGGATCGGCGATTATTCGTGCTCCGTGCTCAGCCCGCGTGAAATCTGGATGGCGACGTGGAGGTGGTCCACGCAGAGTGCGCAAGCCAGGATGCAGCGACGGCTTGATCGATCGTCGAATGTGCGCAGGCGGAAGCGAGCCGCGGAACTACAGCGAAGAAAGTCGCGCTGATGTCCACCCTCTACCTAGCCGCCCGCTTCGAGCGCCAGGCCGAGCTCCGCGGCTACGCAGACAGACTGTGTGCCTCCGGGCATGTCGTGACCTCAACGTGGCTTGAGCAGGAAGGGCTTGCTATCGGAAAGCATCCAGCTAGATGCGCGGAGCAGGACCTTGTCGACATCGAACACGCCGGATGGTTCGTGCTCTTCACCGACGACGAGCCGGGCCGCGGTGGCAAGGACTTCGAAACGGGGTGGGCCATGCACCACGGGCTGCACCTGCGGCTCGTCGGACCGCGCATCAACGTGTTCCACTACCTTCCGGCGATCACCTGCTACGATACGGTGGACGAGTTCATGGCCGCGATGGGGGCGTGATGGCGTGGTTGCTATCGTCATCGTCTGACCGTCGAGCACTCGACGTCGTGGACGGCATGGGAAAGCACGCTGGGAAGGGGCCGCACTATTCCAGGCGCACCCCGGGATCGAAGACATTCACCGGTGTGGGCAGAGAGATCGTCCTTGTCACCGACGATGGAAACGCTGTGTGGGCCGTGGTGCTGCAGAAGACTCCTGCTCGACGTGGGACAGGCGCCAGCCGAGGACGCACCGGAAGCGATGACTCTGGGACGCGGTGGGTATGGCGAAACATGCTCTTTCGCAATCTCGGAGCAGGGCTATCGTCTGAGTTGATTCGCGATGCACTTGCTTCCACCTATCGCGAGTGGACACGACGGTACGGCAATTTGCCAGACGTCGAGCTTCGCACCGAGATCGACACGCGCAAGGTGCAATCACGCAACCCGGGCTACTGCTACCTAATGGCAGGATGGACGCGTCAGAAAGTCGTGAGGGGGAAGCTATACCTTGCTGCTCCGCGACGCGATCAGTAAACCCAGAGGCAGGCCCCGAAGACCTGCTCCTGGAGTTCGAGCAGAGACACCGCCTGGCGAACGGGCTTGCGCTCTGGCACGCGTTCGGCCGCCGGCTGGACGGTGGGCGCCTGCTCGTCGTCCGCGTGGCAAATGTCACAAGAGCAGCACGCGCACCCGTCCCCGGGCGGTTGCGCCCAGGAGCGGACGGTTGACGTTGTGCGGCCCATAGACAAAGTGTGGGCATAGGAAACGTAACGTGTCAAGCAGTTTTCTATTGACATGACGCGCCCGCAACCAAGCCGTTGACTCGGAGTGAACTATTTTCGTTGTCATGTTGATTTATCTTGAATCGCGGAATGGACGGGCTAGAATGAATCTCATGACGACGCAAAACACGGTTCGCTTCATTCGACTTTCGCGAATCGCTCCTGCGCACCTGGACGAGGCACGCCGCATTCTGTCGGACGATTGGGATGGAGTGGCCCCCGAGATTTTTGGCGCTGACCCGATCATCATCTCGCAGTCTTGCTACATCCTGGATGGATTCCACCGCGTTGCGGCTGCGATCGGTCACGGCGAGAAGAGCATCAGCGCGATAATCGCGACAGAGGAAGAGCGAGCTACACACGTCGGAGCAGGCGAGGACGGAGAGGACGAATGGATCGCGATGGTATTGAGTAACCACGTCACGGAGGCGCGCTAGCCATGCATCCCACCGTCATTATCCAGTCCACCGTCACCGAGTTCCGCGCCTTCGGCCGCACCGTCCGCGTGCGCCAGATGGGCCGCTTGCACCAAGTCCTGGGCATCTACCGCACCACCGAGCACGGTAGCTATCAGCAGGCCGAGGTTGAGGCAATCGCCCGTCTGGAGCGAGCTGAGGCGCAATCGAGACACATGGCCGCCACATCGTGCGACGGCCTGCTCCCGGAGGTGCTGTAATGTTCGCTCCTGCCGTTGATTGCTGCGGCCATCAGCTGTCCCCTGGCGACCGCGTCAGCTTCAAGAAGTACCCGCGCGGAACGGCGCGTGGTACCGTTGTCATCAGCGAACGCGCCTTCGAGCCGCAGCCTGACGGCTCGCGGCTGCCAGTGCTGGCCATCCGCTGCGCTGACGACTGCGTGTATTCGTTGCATTCGCGCGGGGTGCGCAAGCTGGGGGTGTCACGATGACCTGCGGAACCATCACCTTCACCGAGGCGGAGTGCATCCGGTGCGCCGCGGTTGACCTGCACACGCTCGACGCCAAGGAGATCGACACGACGGCGGTCGATGCCGTTCGGCTCGGGCTCACCGGTGGGCACGCAGAGATGATCCTGCGCCAGGCCAGGAGGGAAACCGGCGTAACCTACACGCACGCCGACGTCCTGGCGCTGGAGAGAGCGATCGATGAGCAGCGCACAGATCCAGACGACGATCGCGATGATGCGCCGCTCGCATGCCGGCCAGTAGCGGTGCTGACCCCGCAGACCTGGCTAACGCGGTTTGGCAGATGAACCGCCAGCGCCTCGCGCGCGGCAGCTCGCCGACGACTCGGCGGCCTGCTGGGCGCGACGCCCGAAGGAGACAACATGGCGACGAAGCGATTCCACCTAGGCCACGTACTCACGGTAACGACCGGAAGGATGCTGATTCCAGATGGATTCAAGGGAGTATATGACGTGCTTAACCATCTCACCGGAGATTCACTGTTCACGCACCAGCTTCCGCGGGCATTCGACGAATGTGGGCCGGTTTTGCTTGCGCGATTCCCGGAGCTTGGTGGCCAGGGCGTCACCGACGCTTTGGCCAAGCTCGACGAACTGCTAGCGGTTACGGCTCGCGCAGACGTGCAGATGCTCATCACCGGGTGGCTTGCCGTACTGTCCGGGAAGCTGCGAGAATACTACGACCTTGAGCCGATTCCTAGGGCCGCTCATGCGCGGATTGATCCAATGGTGGAAGCCGCGACGATGAACCCGAACGTTATCGAGGTGCGACGATGAGCCACAGCCGCCGAGAGCAGACGTACCGCGACCTGCGCGACAGCCGGCCTACCCAGGCCGAGCGCGACCGGGAGGCAACCGAGATCATCCGCGAGATCGCCGATGACGAAGGCGCGATCGTCGAGTCAGTGATTGACGACGACACCACCGGCAGGGTGCAGATCGCGAGCATGGACGCGCGCCTTGCCGAACTCGTGGACGCGCACGACGCCTCGGAGCCTCCGTTCCCGGAGTTTGCGAGACGAGATAGACCGTGCCCATGTGACGCGTGCGAAATTCGACGAGAAGAGGACCTACTAGAGTTTGAGTCAATGACCGTGAGACGGCGCATGGACGGAGAATACGACATCGACGACTTCCGCGCCGGGCTCGACGTCACGCAGACGGACCTGCCGGCGCTTCCGGCTCAAGAGCCGACGTGGGGGCAGGTGCTGCGCATGGGAATCGTTGACGTAGCGAAGGAGGTGCTCTGATGCCGCTCAAGTCTGCCGACGAGACAGAAGCTAAGGCTCCAGGGTGCACGGTGTACGTATGGGCGACGACGGAGAAAGAGGCCTGCGAGATAGCCGCAAAGGCGATCGAAGTCGCTGGCGTGAACGAATGCAGGAAAACCTGGACGGGATACACGAAATACGCCGTCAAGCTGACGGCAAAGGAGGTGATGCCGTGACGTTCACCTTTGGCGATCGGGTATCTCTGCAGATGGCGCGCAAGCTTGTGACCAGGAAGCTGCGCAAGGAATTCTCCAATCGGTACGCGTTCGAGGTTCTGCTGTGCGGATGCCGCCCGGAGATCGCTGTCCGCCATGCACTGATTGAGATGGGCCTACGCTACCATGCGCTCGACATCTCCGACGTGCTCAAGGACATCAAGTGACTCTCCTCTGCGCGTGCGGCCGGCCGGCTGTTGTCGTCGCTGACATCAGCACAATGACCACCTACCAGCGCATGCCGATGTGCGCACGATGTCTCGGCCAGGCGCGTCTGCGTGCTGGCAAACTGCTGCACTCTGTGGACGTCGTCATAGACTCCGATATGATGCAGATGCTTGAAGGCCTGAAGGGGTCCGTGTGCTGGTGCGGCCCAAAAGGCCTGCGCGTAGCATGGTGTCCCACACACGGGACGCTGACAAATCCCGTCACTTCGCCGGCAAAGGCTGACGAAAATTGCCCCCGCAAAATCAAGCACTTGCGCCAACTCCGCTCGAAGGGATGACAATCCTCGGAACCGATCAGAATCGTGACAAGGGAAACCCAATGAAACCGACTACTTTCGAGATGCTTGGAACTGGGCCCGGGCTTGCATTACTCCAAGTCATGACCAACACGATGCTTCGCCAGACACAGACAGTCCCCGCCCTCACATCGCTCGACGACGAGTGGACCGAGCGCACGGTAGTCGAGCCGCGCAGCCGACGCCGGGTGCTCCGCGCGATGCGCGCCCGCGAAGCCGCCCTCAGGCTCTCCCTACGCATCCAGGCCGTGATCGGCGACATGCTGGCCTGCGACCTGTACGGCGAGACCGAGTCGGTGCTGGTCGCGGTATCGGCTGAGGTGTCGTCGTGACTAAGAGCATGGTCGAGATGAAAGACGGGACGTGGTCGATCCGACTGTCTGCTGACGAATCCGTGCCTGAGCCTGGTTCGATCTTAGAGTATCAGTTCCCGTCGATGCGGTTCGTCGTGCTATCTGCTCACGCTCGTCCAGGACGAGATGTCGGGATGGGATGCTGGGAACCCGCGTGCGTCGGCGTATGGGCCAAGGTGGCGTCATGATGCGCGACGACTGGACCGCCTCGTTTGTCGGCGCTGCTCTGTTTCCGCAGCCGATAGGCGCGCTTGAACACGTGCTCATCCGCTGCCCGCACTGCCAGCACGGCCACATATCCTTCGGCCGCTACTGCCCGGACTGCGGAGGCAAGAGCAAGATCGTCGTCCTTCGCTCGTGGGCCGAGGCGCGCGGGTACGCAATCTTGGAGGTGGTTCGGTGACAAAGTCAGAGGCGCGTGAAGTGCTGGAATTCTTGATTGCATCATCTGTCAGCGATGCGGAAATGCGCGTTGTCATCGACGCATTCGAGCTGGCGGTAGCCTCGGAAGCGGTGGGGCCAGCGATGAAGGCGTACAATGACGGGCACAGCGCCGCTAAGATGGCGGCTCTGCTTCGTCAAGTGAGGGACGGCAAGTGATCATCCTAGACGTCGGAGACGACTTTCTGCACCTGCTGCTGGCTTACCGGCTCGTTGAACGCCGTCGGTGCAAGTGCGGGCGTGAGGTGTTCGACAAGCCGCACGCGTCCTTGCACGACCACCGGAGCGGCCCGAGTCGGTGCGACGCCTGCCACGATCTAGGTTACGGAGTCGATCCGTGCCCGGCCTGCCACGCTTGGGCCAACGACGCTGCCGAGAACACGATGATCGATTTGCTCATGGAGGAAGCATCATGACGAGGCTCATCAGTCGCAACGCGCGCTACCTCATTCGGCGCGACGAGTCTTCGTTCTGGTACATCGAAGACCGCACTACAGGGAAAGTGGTGTCCGATCACGACGGCGATCCTATCGTGTTCATCGAAGCATCCGAGGCCGAGGACTGGATCGCAACTCACGAGGCCCCGGGCTGGGGCGCGAGAAAGGAAACGACATGAAACACGAATTTGACGGTGCGTGTGCTCCGGGTCATGCTATCCACTCCGCAACGTGGAAGACGTTTTCTGTCGGTTGTTACGAAATAGTACCACGCAAGTCCGTTACAGGTACCAAGCGCGGCCCGGTGAAGGTGCGCGTGATCGGCCCGGTGTCTCGTCCGCATGACGTCTACACTAAGGCAAGCGAAATCTGCGGGAAACTCGACGACGGAACCTACTGGGGCCCCAAGACAGTGAGGGTGAAGTGACCCGCCTCGACTGGCTCGCGTGCGCGTTCGGCCTGGCGCTGCTGCTGGCGGTGTCGCTGTGAGGCTTCCTGCTGGCATTCATCTCGGCGTCGGCCACGACGACTACCACGCCGATCCGTGCGAAGCCCCGTCGCTGTCGAGTCACATGGCTGGCATCCTGCTTGGAAAGTCTCCGCAGCACGCGTGGCGCGCGCATCCTCGGCTGGGCGCCAAGGCCAAGAGCAAGGACAGCGACGCAAAGGACGCTGGCTCGATTCGCCACAAGCTGATCTATGGGGTTGGGCCAGAGATCGTCGAGGTGGACGCGAATGACTGGACTACGAAAGCCGCGCAGACGGCGCGCAAGGAAGCGAGAGCGCGCGGAGCAATACCGGTGCTTGCTCGAAAAATGCGCGATGCCGAGGACGAGGCGGCCGTCATCATCGACGGCTTCCAGGTGCCGCTCAACGAGTGCGACTGCGAGCTGACCGTCATCTGGTTTGACGCTGAGATAGGCATCTGGTGCCGCGCTAGGGTGGACGCGTGGCACTCGGCAACGTCGACGATCTACGACCTCAAAACCTGCGAGAACGTCATCGCGGCGACGAGCGGAACCGTGTGCATCAGATACGGCTACGACATCCAGGCAGCCGCGTATCTCGAAGGCATCGAAACATGCTTGCCGTCGCTGGCCGGTCGAGTAGAATTCAAATTCCACTTTGTCGAGCAAGGAATCACGCCGGTTACCGCTCCGTTGTCTGGGGAGTTAATGGAGCTCGGCCGCCGCAAGTGGCGACGCGCGAAGGAGACTTGGGCGCAGTGCCTGAAGTCTGGCAAGTGGCCGGGGCCGCAGATTACACGCATCGAGGCGCCACCGTGGGCAATCGCCAACGACATGGAACAGCAACTAAAGCAGATCGAAGGAGGTTCAAGTGACGTCAGCTTCTGATAGCCGAAAGTCGATGACAATTCGACAACTGATCAATACCCTGGAAGCCAAGATAGCTTCAGGGATACCCGAGACCATGGAAGTGTGGACAGAGGGTTGCGCAGACGTTGGGGAATGCGCGAGGGTGATGCTGTGGTCACAGTTTTGGCAGGGGCCACGCAAGGTTGATCCGGAACACGATTTCCTTCTGCTAGCGAGGGACGAGTGATGTCAGCTTCTAGAACGTTTGAAATGCGCCAGGCCGTCAGGACGAAGACGCCACTGTGGATAGCCTTGGGAGGGCCTAGCGGAGGGGGGAAGACCCTGAGCGCCCTTCGCCTGGCGACGGGAATCACGAAGGTGTTCGGCGGTAAGATCGGAGTCATCGACACCGAGGCGGAGCGCGCGAGGCATTATGCTCCAGTGCCTGGCGCAAAGGCAGATCCGCCCAGGACATTCGACTTCCTGCACATACCATTCGGGGCACCGTTCGGAAGCCTCGATTACTTGGCGGCTGTCGAGCACTGCGCGGCGAACGGTGTCACCGTGGCTATCGTCGATTCGTTCTCGCATGAACACGAGTCAATTGGAGGCGTGCTCGAACAGTTCGAGGAAGAGCTGGAGCGGTTGTCCAAGGGCGACCAGGGAAAGGCAGAGCGAGTGAAGATGCTGGCGTGGAAGAAACCGAAGATGAACCGACGGCGCATGATCAACGGCATGCTGCAAATGCCGATCTCAATCATCGGCTGCTTCCGCACGAAGGACAAGCTGAAGCTTCAGCGAGGTCAGGACCCGATGCACCTTGGCTACATGCCAATCACCGGCGACGAGATGATCTTCGAGTTCCCGACGAGGTGCCTGCTCAAGCCACGCAGCGACGGGCGCCCATGCCTCAACACCGATGAGCCTGGCGAAAAGGAATGGACGCGCATCCCAGAACAATTCCGGAAGCTACTTGCGGGTGACAAGTCGCTTGACGAAAGCATTGGTGAAGAGATGGCCAAATGGGCCGCCGGCGACTCCGCTGTCACGCCGAAGCCAACCGTCAACAAGCTCGTCGCACGCCTGGTAGGGCTCTCCACTGGCATCGACGCCGTCGAGGCCGAGACGCGCATTCTCGCCCGCAACCTGAGCGACGCAGACCTTACGAAAGCAGGACTCGCCATCAAGGCCGGCGCCAAGTTCGACGAGGAGTTCCCTCCGCTGCCGGCCGGAGAGGACGCGGCCAAGTGATTTCGCTAAAGCGTCCATTGTTCGAGGCTGCCTTAGCCCAGGGACACAGGATCATGGTGACCGCCATCTTGTCGCCTGGGCTCGACCTTCCATCGGAACACCTGCGTTCCGATGGAGTCCTATTGGAGTACGGAGACAACATGCCTACTCCTATCCCGGACCTAGAGGTAACCGACGAGGGCATCTCGGCTACACTGTCATTCGAACGGCAGCCGAGGAAGACCTTCGTGCCGTGGTCATCGGTGATTCGGATGCACGTCTACGGAGACGTGATGGCCACGTTCCCGATCGACGTCGATGCGATTGCGGAGAAACCAAAGAAGCCGACGCTGAAGGCGGTGCAATAACCAGAATACTTCCGCCTGACACCCAGGCAAACGGCGACCACGGCCGGCATGGTGCGAACGGTGGGGACCTTCTGACGAAGTCGCTTCAACACACGACTAGTGATCCACAGAAGGTTACTGGACTCGCAGCCTGAAATGGAAAGTGCAAGCCGGGGCGGTTCCGGCGGAGTCCTCGGAGGTAAGCGAAGCATGACACGATTCCACATGGACGCACCGAACGAGAACGACGCTGTTACGCGCATCCAGAGCGTGAAGACGCTCACCGGCTACATCGTCATCTTGGCCAGCGACGGCCGCAAGAACGTAGCGAGGTGCGGAGGCATTGACCGCCATCTCTGGCGAGCCGAGACCAGCCACGGAACGCGCTGGGCGGAGTGGCGCCAGGGAATCGGATGGACCGTCACGAGGGAGGAACCGCGGTGACCTCCAAGAAAGCTCCCCCTGGCTCAGACTGGAGAATCCTGCACTACAGCCCGCGCGGCTACCGCAAAGGCGAGGTAGTCAGCCTAGACTGCACGTCGACATCGCAGAAGGAGAACCGTCTATCTCATCGCTCCGTGTTCGATGAGCTGGTGATCTCTCCGTGGCTACACGTCGAGCAGATGGACTCACGCGGATGGTTTGTCCAGGTCTGCGATCGCGCCTTCTGGGTGTGCATCGGACGAGACGGGAAGGCCAAGATCACGTATGAGGAGGTGCGCTAATGTCCACGAAACGATGGCTGCTAACCCTCTTGGAGGAGAAGCTGGACAACGCTCGCGAAAGCTTGAAACAGCGCAAGCACAGTGACCAACTATGGGTTATCCGAATGGACGATCTGTGCCACACGATCGAAAGGGCAATCCTGCTCGTCGAGCAGGCGCCAGAGGAGCCGCGGAAATGACCTCCACTCCCGCGCAGCTCGCGCACCTTCGCCGCTACTGGCGACGACGAATGAAGGCGTGCCGCGCCCTCGGCCTGTGCATACGCTGCCGTCGCAACCGTGTCGGGCCAGGCCAGGCGTCCTGCGCGCGGTGCAAGCTTCTGCGCAAGATTGCTTGGTGCACGAGGGGTGACTCGTGATAAAGCCGTACTACGACCATGCCGGGATTGTCATCTACCACGCTGACTGCCGGGAAGTGCTGCCGACGCTTACGAAGGTTTCGTTAGTTGTCACCGATCCTCCATACAACGGAGTCCTAGACGAGGAGTGGGACAACCAGTGGTCTAGCGACTCCGACTTTTTGGAATGGCTTGATGGAGTATTCGCTTTCGTCGATCCGGTCGTGTCCGATAATGGAACTCTCTACACGTTCGCATCGCCCAGGCTTTCGTCTCGTGTAGAAGGAGTGATCGCGAAGCGATTTTCGGTCATCGCTTCGGCGGTATGGGACAAGGGCGATGGTCGAAAAGGGGCGGCTGGGTCAGGCATCGATGTTACCGCGCTTCGTACATACTGGCCTAGCAACACAGAGCGCGTTGTCGTTGCTGAGAAGAAAGAAGCAGACGAAAAGGCCAAGGGTGCTTGTGGATATTGGAATAAGTGCGAAGACACCAAGCGCACGATCATCGGTGATTATTTGCGTGAAGAATTCGCGCGCGCCGACGTGACGAACAAACAGATCGCTTCCCTGTTTCCGTCGAAGACCGGAGGGCTAACCGGTTGCGTGAGTAATTGGCTTCTTGGGTTCAACATCCCAACAGCAGAGCAATACGCCACCATGCGCGAGTTCCTTGGATCAACCATGTACCTGCGCCGAGAGTACGAAGACCTGCGCCGAGAGTACGAAGACCTGCGCCGCCCGTTCTTCCTGTCGATAAACGACCAATGGGGGGACGTGTGGCGCTTCGCGATTGAGCGCAACAGATTCCACCCAGCACAGAAGCCAATCGGATTGATTTCTCAAATGGTGCGCGTTAGTTCTCGTCCGCTGGACACGGTGCTCGACTTGTTCATGGGCAGCGGCACGACGCTCGTCGCCGCCAAGAACCTAGGACGTCGCGCCATCGGCATCGAGATAGAAGAAAAATATTGTGCCATCGCCGCCAAGCGACTGAGCCAGGAAATACTGCCGGGGGTGCGGTGATGATGCGCGGCCCGTGGATATGGTCCTACGTCGTGTCAGACAATCTTGCCGCCAAACTCCAGCGCATGCTAGACCGCGCCAGCCGCTGCCGGCGTGCCAAGCGCCTGCAAGAGTGCGCACAGAGACGGGAACGCGCCCGTCGGCTGGCGCGCGATTCCCGGTTGACGAAGCGGCCGTGATGTGCTTGAATCGTCCTTGCGAGCGACCATGAACATCGTCCACCATCGAAAGCATCCGCGCCCCTCCCCTCGTGGTCGCTCGCACCTTCCCCTGGGTGCTGTGTGCGCGGATGCTTTGGGGGGTGGATGGTGACGACCGTTCCTTGGATCCGACTTTACACGTCGTGGCCACGTCACAGGAAAACGATGGCGCTGCGTCGGATGCTCGGGACCGGTGAACCTGTGCTTGCGCTGTGGTGCTGGGCGGCAGAAAACGCACCGGACGGAAACCTTGGGAAGATGACTCCTGACGAAATAGAGTTCGCGGCAGAGTGGAGGGGAGAACGCGGGAAGTGTTTCGATGCACTGTTAGCAGTCGGTTACGTCGATGTTAGCGCTAACGGCGAACACGTGTTGCACGAATGGGTGGAAGGCTCTGGTGCAGGTGTAGCCGCGTATCGTAGGCGCAACGAGAAGCAACGCGACTTGATGCGGAAGGTTCGCGAGAAGGCTTCCGGATCCGGATCCAGAGAAGAAGAAGAAGTAGAAGAAGAAGTAGATCGGCACGCCAACGTTGGCGCTAACGTTAGCGCTAACAGAAAGAAGCGGGCTGCGCCAGCGGTTGGTTCTGACGCATTCGAAGCGTTCTGGGTTGCCTTCCCGGCTCACCGAAGGGTGAACAAGCCGGAGGCAATCAAGGCATGGCCAGGTGATGAATACGCTCCTGCCATCATGGCTCACGTCGAATCCGTGAAGCGCAAGGACGGCGGGGAGTTCATCCAGCAGGCGCCGCGGTACTTGCGCAAGGACTTCTGGAAAGTGCCGGTTTTCGAGAAGCAGCTACAGACACGCGACGTTTCCCACGGCCACTACCGCGCCACGACAGAGCAACCGAAGGTGACAGGAGAAGTAAAGCTGTGAGCCAACGAGACGACGAGCTAGAGGCCTATCTGCTTTCCGTGGGTGTTCCTGCCAGGACGCTGGAGAACGCGCAGCAGCCGCAAGCTACGGCAGCGCTAGAGGATATCTACAGGCCGGTGGATATGCTCTGTCTATCCGGCCCTCCCGGGGTTGGGAAGTCTATCGCAGCCGCGATCTGGCTGGCCATGCACGGAAGTCGCGACGGCTATCGGATGTGGATTCAGGCCGCAGAACTCGCCCGCGGGTACGCCTATGACCAAGAGCAATACTGGAAGGCGGCAAGGGCCTATGCGTTAGTGATCGATGACCTCGGGTTGGAGTACCTGGACAACAGCGATCGATACCTGGCCACGTTCGAGGAACTCGTCAGCAAGCGATTTGCCTGCAAGCGCAAGACGTGCTTGACGACGAACCTTGGGCCGGCCGAATTCAAGGCGCGTTACGGGGAGCGTATCGCCAGCCGGATTAACGAAGATGGCGCCTTCATCGTGTGCGGAGGGCCAGACATGCGAAGGGAACACGCATGAGCGCCTTCTCGGTTGCCTACGAGCAGGCCATCCTGTCCGGCATGTCCGAAGACTCGGCCAAAGCGGAAGCTGATCACGTGGCGCGCGTCTACGAGCTCGCCAAGACGGAGGAGCGCGAGCAGCCAGAGGCGCCGCATACTCACAGATACCGCAAGCGCCCGAACCAGTTCAGTGGGGCTTGGAAGGCACCGGCCAACTGGGTTGAGGTCCTGCATGCCGCGCGAACCTGGGCATGCACGCGCCGACACGTCGACTACACCGAGTTCTACGATCGCAACCACGAGTCGGCGAAGGTTCGCTACCTGGCGTGGGCGGTGCTGATCCGAATCGTTCCACGTGCTGTGCTCGCTCGCGAGTTCGGGCTGACGGTGCAGGCAATTTTCTACGGGCTGCGGAAGGTGTCGGAGATCGACAACCTGTCGGCGCGACGACTGGCTGACAGTCTCACCAACGAAACGAAAGGGAACCGATGAGCAACACGAATACATTCACGATTCGAGGAACCTACGAGCGAACCGACACCTTCGTCACGAAGAACGGGAAGGAGATCGTCACGCTGATTCTAGGGACGGACGGGCAGTATCCCCAGCTCGTACCCATCAAAGCCTTCGGGCGTCTGGTCGAGACGGCGAAGGAATGCGGGAAAGGCGACATGGTGGAAGTTACCGGTAGGCTCGGTGGCCGCGACTGGAACGGCAAGGTTTTCGGCGAGGCGGTGGCTGAAACGATCGAGATTGTGGGCGGGAAGCATGCGGCGAAGCAGCCAGAGCTTCCGAGTGAGAACGACGAGCCACCGTTCTAGGCCCGCGCCGCGCAGGACTTCGGATCGAAACTGACCGCAGAATGGACAACCAACGAAAGGCACAATCCATGAAAGGCAAACCCTATCGTGTTTGGATCGCGCAGGTTAATCAGACCTACCTAGACGTCACCGCCACAGACGTTGATGATGCAATCGACAAAGCTGCTCGGCTATGGAGAAGAGACTGGGCGCTGCCTAGGGCAACGGAGATCAAAGCGCTCGAAGAAACAACCAACGAAAGGACCCAACCATGACCACGACAGAACGAATCCTCGACAAGCTGGCCGGCGTCTGTGCCGGAGCACTCATCCTCGGCGTCTCTACCGCAGCGTGGACGGCAGCAGGATGGCTTGCTCTGCAGGCCCACCGAATCGACGCCTACGCGGGTTCGACGCTTACCGTCCCGGTGGCGATCGTGGCGGCACTTGGCGCGGCGAAGGTCACCAAGGAAGCTTTCAAGGCGTGGTGGTAGGCATGAAAGACGCCGGATTCTCAGCGGTGCTCAAGTCGGCCATTTTGCGCGCTCGCAAGAGTCCAGACGATCCGAGCACGATTCTCAGGCGCGTGCGGTTCGAGCTGGTTAAGCCGTTCGACATCGAATCGGCTGAATGGCTCGGAGACTCGGCGATGAAGCAGTGGCATATGATGGCTGCCAGAGACATCAAGAAGTGCGTAATCCCCATCGACGCGTACCACGCCAAGGCGGAGCTGTCCGGCACTGGCAATGCGGAGATTCTGGACTGCGAGGGCGTGCAGGCAACGGCCGCCGTCAAGGGCAAGGACGACAAGGAGCACGAGGAGTTGACGCTCGTCTTCGAGGCCTTCCCGGACGCGCGTCTGGTGACGTTCCTAGCGGCTTCGCTCGGGTGCGAGATAACGTGCTCGTTCAAGGCGCTGCAGCTGGAAATCAGCGCTTGACATCCACCCCAACTTGATTCATCATGGGTGACATGCGAAAGAAAAAGTTCACGTTTGTGGTGCCGCAGCGGCTCACAGCAGCAGAGCGCAACGCCATCGCTGGGGAGTCCAGGGTTGCGCCGAACACGGTGCGCAGGTGGGAGACTGGCCAGCCGATCAGGCCGGTGAGCCGTGCGAGAATCGAAGAGGCGATCGAGGAGATCGCGAAAGGCAAGCGGCCATGAAGGCGCTCACGCGGGCCGAGATGAAGCGCGCGGCGATGGCGTTAGTAATGGCTGAAGAAACATGCGCGTCTATTGGCGCGGCGTCGCTCATGTTCGGTGTTCGCTTCGACGTCGTCAGCGTGGACAATCCTCGGTACAGGTGGGCATATGGATTGGGAGACGGACACTCGCATTGTGACTTCATCGTCGAAGCCTCCATGCTCCTATCCGAGGCGCACCGTCCAGCCGGCCACGACGGCGACGGGAGGGACGACTAGCATGCTGACCATGGCAGACATCGAGCGCATGGAGCAAAACATGAACGACACCGTTGCGCCGGGAGAGGACTGCGTGGTGTCGGAGGAGACCATGCGTGAGCTTCTGGCGCGGGCGAAGGCGTGGGAACGGGTGCTTGACAGCGACACAAAGACGGTCGCAACGCAGGAATTCGGTGACGCTGTCGTTCGGATCACCGACGAATTCAACGCCGCCGCCGCGAAGGGGTTCCGGCCATGACCCCAAACCAACTGCACATCCTGCAGCACTCGCTAGGCGTCGACCAGCACGGGCAAGGAGACCAGTACCGAAACCGCTACGTGTGCGACAAGGGAAACGTCGACATTGACGCTCTGATTGCAGACGGTCTGATGGTCGATCGCGGAAGCATGGGCGATCTGACCGGAGGCATGCATGTATACATGGTCACAGAGTCCGGCAAGCTGGCGATGCGCGAGTCCAGTCCACCACCACCGAGGCTCACGCGCAGCCAGAAGCGATACCAGGCGTATCTCAACGAAGACCCGCCGATGAAGTTCGGCGAATGGCTGCGCGATCAGAAGGCACGTCGCGAGGAAGGATATCGTGTCCCATGAAGCTGTTCCTCATCATCCTGGCCATCTTCTGGTCCGCGCTGATGGTTGTGCTGCCGGTGCGGCCTGGGAACGCTGCCACCACGACTGAGCGCGCGCTGTCTGCGCTCTGCCCGGGGAGTGAAAGCTTAGCGTCGCACGTGGACGCGTCGGCACGGAGGTACCTGCAGCATCCTGTCAGACTGGTGGCAATCATGCGCGTTGAGAGCCACTGCCGAATGGACGTGCGAGGAGCCGCCGGAGAGTCGTGCGCCTTCCAGCTGCATGGTGTAGCGCGGAACGGACGGACGCGCGCGCAGCTTCGAGACCCGGCAACCTGCATCGACACTGGGGCGCGCTGGCTCGCGCTCTGCGAGGTTTGGTGCAGCGGCCTTGTCAGCGGCCTTGGCGCGTACAACTCGGGCCACTGCGGGCGAAGCAAGCGCTACGCGCGCAAGGTTCTGGCCATGGTGGCGAAGGCGTGGAAGGCGATCGAAGCGAAAGGCGGCAGGTCATGACCGAGACGATGGCGATCTTCGCCGTGACTGCCCTGTTGTGTTGGATCGTTGAGATTCGCGCGAATCGTATTCTGCTCAAACTGAAGGACGAAAGTGCCGAGATGTGGAAGGCGGCGTATGAGGACGTCAGCCGAGAACTGAAGGAGATTTACAGAAAGGCGAGGGACTGCAAATGACGAAGGCCGAGGCGCGGAAGGCGCTGTTGTTTGCTCCAGACGTGCAGAGCGTGAAATCCGAGGCCATCGACGCATTCGAGCGAGCGGCGGTTGCGGAGGCCCTCCAACCGCGCGACCCCGAGCCTGGGCTGGCTGATGTTGAGGCGTTCATTCGTCGTCTTTCCGCAGAGGACTGGGGAACTGGCGCGCTATGCCCGGATGACTTAGCAGCCATCGCCGACGAGCTTGACCGGCTCCGCGCCCTCGTTAGGAAGCTGGGAGGTGAGCCGTGACTGCGAAAGAGATTGCCTTAGACGCCGAACTAGCCGAGACGCAACGGCAGCTAGAACAGGCACAGCGCGAAGTCGCCGACCTGCGCCGGCAGCTCGCCGAGTCCCAGGGCGAGGCGCAGCGGACGGTGTACGTCAACGCAAACGATGCGCGCGATGCAATCGGGCTCACACAGAGGAACTGCGCAGCTGCAAACGAACGCGTCGCATCGGACCTTAGCAGATCTGGGCAATCGGTCTACGCCGTCAGGCTGACGGCGAGGAAGGTGATCAAGTGATCGTCGAGGTGACTGCCTACCGGATCGTGTGCGATCGATGCAGCAGGGAAATCCCCGGGGCGCATCCTTTCACGCGCGTTAGTCTCATCTGCGGCATGAACGGGTGGCAAACGAACGGGGTCAGCGTGCTATGCGACGCGTGCAGAGGCGAACCGTCGAAGAAAGGGAAGGTGCGCAAGTGACGAAGCCGAAGCGGTGTTGCTGGACGTGCAAGCACTGGCCGGAAGACGCGAAGCTTGGTGAAAGCAGGAGATGCCGCGTGCTTACCACCTTGTGGAGAACTGCAGTAAACGGCGCCATGTGTGCGGCGTGGAAGTCCAAGC